AAGCTGTTCATCAACAGCGTCCCCAAGGCCAACAACCGCAAGGACGGCGGTGGAGTGTTCCACACCGTCCTCGTGGGAGTGCCCCGAGCCGAACTGAAGGCCCTCACTGGGCTGGAGGACTCGGACCTCGACCGGCTCACGGTGACGATGGAGATCTTCCCCGAGAAGCTCGCCATCTACACCAAGGCCAAGGTGGCGTCACTGAAGAACAACTGGAAGCTGGTCCTCAACTGCGACGAGTTCGTCGTGACCGAGGTCAAGCCCAACGTCTACATCAAGGACGGCGAGACCATCAACGGTCTGCAGGCCTCGGTGTGGAGCAAGGGTGAGTCGCAGCTCGACATCTTGAAGGGATCCTTCTCGGTGTCGGCTGAACTGGCTGACCTCATGGGCGAGCTGGACGACGACGAGGCCGAAACCCTCTAGTCGACCAGTCGGCTTTCCTGCCCTGGCAAATAACCAGGGATTGCAATATCCACCACTAGTAAGGGGGAGCCACACAGCCAGTGTGGTTTTCCCTTTAATGGTAGACGTTAGGTCTATCAAACGCTACTAGACGGCGTCCGAGAGTCTAGAAAGGAGGTCTGCCATGAGCGATCACCCTGTCCCATCCACCCACTACCAATCGGTCAATGGAGAACCGATACCAATCCCCATATTCATCCCACCAACACAGGAGGTTGTTTCTATGGATGAAATCACCCAAAACCCATTCAACGACATAAGGGAAGCAAAAACCTTGAAATACATGATGAGACGCAAAGATGGATCATTGTACGAGTTTGACATGTCCATCCTCACAAAGCCATTTGAGGAAATGTCAAACATGGAACTGGTCCTTGCATGGATCAAAGCACATCAGATATTTGATCTGCTTGAGAAGAAAATGCAGGCTTATACCGAAACAGATGAGTACTCGTTTCGAGATTGGAAGAAAGCAGTCAAGCTTGACAAAGAGACCTACGCGGTCGAAAGGTTGGCTGAAGAGTTCCTTTTCGAGAAGTTTCAGATGGAGAGCCACATTTTGGAAAGCAAAAGTGAACGGTTGCAGTCCGCCCGCCTAGGTCTTCACCCTGGCGAGTGGGTACAAACCCCAGCTACTGTTCTCTGTCCCTGGGATGATGAGAACTACAATCCTGGATACGTGTACTCATACAGGATCCTGCAGCCGAAGATCAAAAAGCACACAGGTGAAGGATCTGTTGACATTACTGAATTCCTGGTCAGCGATATCACTGGAAGAAGCCAAGACGAAAAGCAGAAGCGCAGGCTGCTGATTGAATTCAACACTTACACAGCTAGCACTTCTGGTTCTCACTACAAGAAGAAGTGGCCATATGCCATGATGATCACTCGCACCAAAGATGGCTTGAGAATCATGTGGGTGAGAGTTCGCGGAAAGAAGGGTCAGAAGTTCATCTTCGGAGCATCGTACTCAATGATGGAAAGAAAGAAGCTTGTTCCAAAAGTGGGTCGCTCTGCAGGTACCAATCCAATTCCCCTGCGGATTTATGAGTACCTTCATCAGACAACTGAGGTTGCAGACTGGCTGCCGATTACAAAGTACATCACTGCTACGAGGATGAACTTCGACATCGCTATGTTGCACCCGTTTGGGATTGACATGAGCCTGTTGTACTGGGTTGGTGGCTGCATGGATGTCAAGGAAATCATCAACAAGGCCTATGGAAAGAGTGGCGTCAACGGTGTCACAAAGCACATGTTTGGTGGTCGAAACAACATTGACTCGCTTGTCAAACTGCGTGTTGCAATCTGGTGGGCTCGTGTTCTGCGCGACTTTCCTTCAACAGTGTTCAACAATATTGATTTGGATCTCCATTTCCCACCAAATCTATCTGCCATTACGACTCATCCACTTCCACTGGTGATGATCAAGACCGAAGAAGAAACAAGGCGATTCTTCAAGATGTTTGGAGCAAAGCAGGCGTACATTGATGACCTCATGGATCCAACGAAAGAGGACGACACATACTACCTTGATCGTTATGCCCATCGTTTGTACACACCGATTAGTTACATGCAGGACGTAGTCTCAGCGATGAAGTCGATCACAAACAAGACACATCGCACTGCAATCATCACTCACGTCAAGAACAATTCAATGACAATTAGGGAGATTCACGACTATGTCATTGCTGAACACGCAAAGATCAAGCAGGAGAACAGAAAACTGAAGAACACCGTTTTCAACAAGAAGTTCTTGAAGCATCAGGGCACCTGGATCAACGATGACATTCAAGTAATTGTTCCAACTCAGACTCATGACTTGGTTGAGTGGGGAGCAGCGCAAGAGAATTGCATTGGTACCTACGGAGACATAGTTGTAAATGGCTCCTCAATGATCCTTGGTTTCAAGGATCGTAAAGGCAATTGGATCGGTCATGCCGAAATCACAAGTGCAATGCAACTTCGTCAGCTTCTGGGCAGGTTCAACGCTGCTCTTGAGGACGAGCACCGTAAGCCAATTGTCAAATTCATCAACCAGAAACTTGACGTCAACGTCAGTTCCACTTACTTGGGTGCCAACTAGAAAACTAAAACGACAGAAAGGAAACAGAAATGTCGAACAACAAGAAAAACAGCCGTCGTAACTGGGAATACTCAGGATACAAGCAGTGTCACGAATGTAAGAATCATAATCACTATGAGTTTCACTATGACACACTTACATCAAGACATCCCAATGTTTTGACTTTGTGCTGGGCATGTTACCAGTTCATCTATACGCACGACAGAAAAGAACAACCAACTCCAGTTTGCCCTTGGTACCACAAGCCAACATTGTTTGAATAATAATAATAATTTTAAATACATAGGTATAACTAATTTTATAGTTAAAAGAGAACCACGCAGCCAGCGTGGTTTTCTCTTTATGGGTAGAAACTAGACCACAAGGTCTGACCCAAATTCACGGAGGTTAAACGTGGAAGCAACAAACGGGAAGGAAACAGCGATGTTTCTGGTGATTGCGTGGATGGGCGACACCCACTACGTCAACGGAGGTGGAATGTCTAGCGCAGCACTTGTGTGTGCGTTGAACAACCCAACTCCGTTCTGGAATGAAATGCCGCACAGGCGAGAGGCAGACGGCCTTGAGTTCCTGAGCGACACTCCTCCCACCTGTCAGTGGTGCTTGGAGATCGCAGGCGAAATCCAGTCCCGCAACGACAAGGCCTAAAGCCATTCTGTTTGACTAAGGACTGACCATCCTATATATAGGCCGACTATACATCGGTGATAATTGGTTAAGAGATACCACGCAGCCAGCGTGGTTTTCTCTTTATGGGTAGAAACTAGACCACAAGGTCTGACCCAAATTCACGGAGGTTAAACGTGAAAGCAACAAACGGGGCAGCAACGACAGCTGCAAAACAGAAGCGGTACAAGAACCGCAAGAAGATGCCGAAGAATGTCGCAGACTACCTTTGGACAATCAACATGGTCGTAGAAGGCTTTTTTGACTACGGAAACTGGATGTTCGACGAGAACTGCTCCGAGTTCACGGCAGACATGGAAGAGCTTCGTCGGTTCTCCATGTACATCCTCGAGACCTACGAGGACAACATCAGGGACAGGAGGTTCCGCTAGATAAAAGCAGGGATACCGTGCAGCCAGCACGGTTTTCCCTTTATGGGTAGATCCTAGATCACCTACAGGGTTGGCTGTACTGTATAAATATCGAGTCGCCCGGTCGTTACTTGAAACAAGACCGAGAGTCAAGCTTTAGGGGGATGTCCAATGGACTGAACTTGTAACTGAAGATGAGTTTCCTGCTGCGTTAACGTGGACGCACACAGCAGTACTTAGTCCACCTGACATGACAACTGGGAGGTTGCCATGAAGAAGAAGCTGTTCATCAACAGCGTCCCCAAGGCCAACAACCGCAAGGACGGCGGTGGAGTGTTCCACACCGTCCTCGTGGGAGTGCCCCGAGCCGAACTGAAGGCCCTCACTGGGCTGGAGGACTCGGACCTCGACCGGCTCACGGTGACGATGGAGATCTTCCCCGAGAAGCTCGCCATCTACACCAAGGCCAAGGTGGCGTCACTGAAGAACAACTGGAAGCTGGTCCTCAACTGCGACGAGTTCGTCGTGACCGAGGTCAAGCCCAACGTCTACATCAAGGACGGCGAGACCATCAACGGTCTGCAGGCCTCGGTGTGGAGCAAGGGTGAGTCGCAGCTCGACATCTTGAAGGGATCCTTCTCGGTGTCGGCTGAACTGGCTGACCTCATGGGCGAGCTGGACGACGACGAGGCCGAAACCCTCTAGTCGACCAGTCGGCTTTCCTGCCCTGGCAAATAACCAGGGATTGCAATATCCACCACTAGTAAGGGGGAGCCACACAGCCAGTGTGGTTTTCCCTTTAATGGTAGACGTTAGGTCTATCAAACGCTACTAGACGGCGTCCGAGAGTCTAGAAAGGAGGTCTGCCATGAGCGATCACCCTGTCCCATCCACCCACTACCCACCAAATACCGAACCCTCGGTATCAGATCCTGGCACTAGCCCGGAGAAAACCCAAACAACAAACCACCCAACAGGAGGTTCTTCCATGTTTCATGGAATCACAGCAAACAACAACGGATGGCAGCGCGTTCTGACGTCCACACCACTCAAGGAGCAAGAGAAGATTCTGGACGAGTTCGACAACGGAACTTACTGGCCAGTGTTACTCGAGACCTTCTTCCCTGGCAAATACAGGGTTGAAGTGAGAAAGCACGGCAAAAAGTGGTACAACAGCGTCAAGTCTCATCCAGAACGGGCAACAATGAACCCCGAACCTGGTGAAGTTCTTCGCTGGTCAACAGATGAGGACCAGTACACGCTCTTCATTGACGGGGTCTATGACGACTCTTGGTTGACTCCTCTGACACACATTGGTCTCCTCGTGGGCAACTCAAAGAAGATGTCCAAGAGGTTTGCAGAGATTGCAAGGCTTTCATGTGCATGGCAGTACCGTCCTACTGGCGACATGAAGATTGAGGTCATTGATCATGAGGCTTTGGCTTACCTTGACAGTGATGTCGATGGCATCTCGGCAATCAGTCAGTCTTTTGCAATCAAGTGCTTTGCGGCAAATCACCTTGCAAACATGGAATGGGTTGGCACGATGATTGACAAAGTTGTCAGTGGCAAGATGACAGTTGTTCAACTGCGAGTCTTGACGCCAATGGGTTTGATCAAGGGCAATGCTCTGGTCCTTCCGGATCGCATGATGAAGGGGCAGGAAATCAGGACATTTAACCCAAACATCAAGTCAGAGTTGAAGACAAACGGATGGTGCTTGGCGACAATCGAGCCTTCGCATGGCGTCATTCCTGTTAAGAGCGATGATTTGACTCACTCAATCTACCAGGATGTGTCGGGACTTTACACTGCACAAGACTTGTTGACAACTCTGCAGAACTACCTCAACCATGAGGATGAGTGCTTGCGTGACGGTCGACGCTCAGCATCAATGACAGCATTGGTTGACAACGCTGACATCTTGGTGACTGCAACTGCTGAGGGTCCGGAAGACGACTTCAAGGATCCAAGGTCAAGTCTGCAGATGGTTCAGGAAGCAATCAGAGATCTTGACAAACTGGGTGTTCCATACGACGCAACTCAATCGTTGAGGTTCTTGACTGTTCATGGTGTGGCAACACAATTCATGGGTCAGGGATTCAATAATACTGGAAAGATAAACAACATCTGGAGGGAAAAGTCTCGTCACTGGTTCCCTGTTGAATGGGCATTTGCTGCTCACATCATCACTCAAGAGGCGCTGGACATCTTTGGCTTCAGCAATGTGTACAATCAGAGCGGTTATTACCACAAGAAGACCCACTGCTTTGCTGTGCCTGGCAAGTTCTTCAGCGAAAATCTTGCAAATCATGGTGGTCCAGACCTTGACGACACATTCAAGGTTCACATCCGTATGGCTGAGATTGACGGCGAGATGAAGATGGTTGCCTTCCTCTTGAGAAATCCCAATGACTTTGGTGAGTGGTCTGTCATTGAAGTTGATGAACCCGGTCCGGTGTTCCACGCCTACACAGAAACGCCTCCTGTGATTGATATGAACGAATTGAGGACAAAAGTTCCTCAGCTGTCCTATCTGCTGGAGAACCAACTGATCAAGCCTGGTTCTTTGGCCGGAATTCACAAGCTGACAATTCTCCCAGAGTTCTCGTTGATTGACGAAGCTCGTTCCAGGATGGTGTCTGCCGTGTTCCCTGGAGGAGTTGGATCTGCAGTGCTGCCCAAGATTGTGCACTACGCACTCATGAAGACATACATTGCACAGCCGGTCTGCAGCAATGAGGAAATGCTGGATGCCCTGACTCAAGGAATGCTCACTGTAGACGATGCCACAAAGATCCAGCAGTGGTGCAACAGGACGTTTGGTCGAATCATTGCTAAGCACGGCATGAATGGAACCAAAATGGATCTGTTCTGGATGGAAACACGTCTGCCCAAGCGGTTTGCAGAAGGCATTGAAGCAACTACCATGGAAGACTCTCCGTGGTGCGCATTGCACATCTTCAGAGAGATGCTTGTTCGTGTCAAGTACGCAGAAATGATTGACTATCTGAACACAACTCTTGTTCAGCCTGAGATCATTATGAACATTGAGTTCACAGAAGAAGAAATGCAAGCTGCTGCTGACCAGCATCAGAAGCTGTGTGTCAAGCAAAGGCAGACTACTGCAGACGAGTGGGTCAGTTACATGACCGGATTGCTTCAGAGGACCGATGACAATCCTGACAAGGGAATTGAGTTCACCAACAGGAAGATTCTGTTGCTGGCTCGTCAATCCTACATTGCAAAGGAAAGGTACCCACGTCAGAATCACGATCAGTGGCTGTTCACCTTCAGCCGCAAGAGTCAGTCTCAGGTGGTGGACTGGTACATCCGGGCACTCGAATCTATTCAACCATAGGAGAAAGAATAATAATTATTGAAAAGTCTTCTAAACCTTTAGTCTGGGTCTTGTCTAGAAAATATCTGTCGAGAACCTTCTAAACTAGTACTTATCTTCTAAAAAGAAGGGACTAGTTCCCAACAAACAACCAACCAATCACAAACGGAGTCAACACAATGTCCAAGAAGTACATCTACATCAACACTGCACCCAAAGTCAACCACAAGACCAACGGTGACATCTTCTACACGGTCCTCGTGGGCCTGTCGAAGCAGACCCTGACCGAGGCAGGAATCGGCCACGTCGACACGCTCATGATGCAGGTCTTCGAGAACCAGCTCGAGACCATCACGCGTGCTGTGAAGGCCTGCAAGAAGAACAACGCCAAACTGGCCCTCGCCTGCGACAACATCGTCATCACCGAGCCCAAGGAGAACACCTTCTTGACCAAGTCCGGTGAGACGGTCACGCAGATGCAGGCTTCGTGCTGGGCCGACGGTCCCTCCGAGCTGACCGTGGTCAAGCGGACACTCTCCGTGAGCGACGACCTGCAGGCCCTGCTCGAGAACGACAGCCCCGTCGACGACGAGCTGTCCTGAGCCCATCGGGAGACCCGGTCTCTGGCCCACCTTCGGGTTGGGTCAGAGGCCGTTTCTCTCTTTAAGCCTAGACTACTGATCGCGTTCAAAAAAGAAGGGATACGTCCCACAACATTCATCTGGAGGTAAAGATGAAGCTCAGACAACTCACCCAAGAAGAGTCGGACACCGTCCGTCTCCGGGACCTCATCGACGAGACCAAAGCAGGAATCACCCGTGCCGAGGACATCGCCGACGAAATCCGAAACCGGTTCAATCCCATGGCGGTGCATTCCTGCAACTGCCGTCTCTGCCGATGATGACCTACGACGAGTTTCACCACAAAGTCGTGATGGTTCATGCCTCACAACCTGTGAAAGATGATTTGCGCCTCGGCCAGATTTACTTCAACATGTTGTGCGAAGTGCGACCAGTCATCGCAGAAGAGATTCGTGGGTCAATGCTCGACCCGTTCTTCAAAGAGCGAATCACTCAAGTCGTCAGCAATTTCGTACGCGAACGCTGGTAGATTTCTTTCCCTTGAGCAAGGAAAGATTACATACTGACAACACCCATAAAACTACATACTGGTTCGGTCAGAAACCTATAGTATGTCGCGAGAAATAAAAACCTTTGTCCAATTCGGACTTACTGTGGTCAATGAGAGCAGACCACATGAATAATCTAAATACTCTCGAGGCTGAATACCTCGAATAGTCCCGAGCATTGACTATAAAAGGCGGATGGTGGCCCCCTACCATCTCTACACGTCGTAGACTTAAGACGGACTGGGTCTTGCCTGTGCCCCAAGGAAATAGTTTCCCTCTTAACAATGGATTCAACAGGCCCATTCTCTAGACAATCTTGCGTGTCAACTCCCGGTACGGTGAGTGGAGAACCAATGTGCTTATCCGGTTCTTCACTCACCTGTACTGAATTTCTTTATTCTCTCTAATTTTTAAAGTAATGTTTTTTATTTATTTTCTAATTTTTCAAACTCCATCAAATAACATCACAAAAAGGAACAAACAATGAAATCATTCATCAAAACAATCAAATTGCTCAACGCCGGATTCCTGTTTGGAACCGCTTTCTGGCTGTGGGTCATGTCCGAAGATGAAAAGAAGAAGAAAAACGTCAATTGGGCTGGCGACAATCCGTCCAAGATGGACGATATCTACAATCACTACAAGGAAAAGCAAACAACTGTTCGTGTACGACCCGAACCACCGATGTGAAAAATCGGCAAGGAAAGTAAAACAAAGTAATGAATAAGTTCAATTCTTCAATTGAATATTACGTAGTTGACGTAGGAGACCAGTTCATTCTTTATTCCGGGTCGCTTGAAAATTGCATGCAATTCATGGATGAAAGCTATGGTGGTCTGCAGATTCTCGACCACTCTGAGCTCACACAAAAAATGATTCAATCAATTACGGAATAAACTTCAAACAAAGGAAAAACAAAATGCGTAAGCACATCACAGTTGCAATTACAACCGTGTGCTTTGTCATCGGCCTCTACACCGGCGACTGGGCACGCAACAAATACATCACAAGGAGCAAATAATGCAAACACTGACAAGCCTACAAGCATTTGAACTTGTTGACATTGCTGCCAACGAAAATAGGCTGTATCACTACAATGGTGGTCAGGCCTACATCCGCGTCAGCATGGACTCCAACGTTCTCATGATTGTCGACCACACAGGAAGAAACCCAGAAGCCAACCTGTGTGACGGTACTGAGTACTTCAAGGCGTATCCCAGATACAACATTGAGCACTCTCGCCGGATTCGTGAACATGGTTCACTTGCACAATGGTACATTGACAATTACATAAAAGCAGTTGTTTGATCTTTTTTTATCTGTTAAACATTAAATACAGAAAAGAAAGGAGGACAATGTACGATTGGTTAATGGATATGATTATATCATTCTTGGAAATGCTCATTCCAGGAGACAGCAGCAATAATTACGAGGAATGAAAACAATGAAAACAGAAAAAACAAGCAAGTGGTTTGGCAAGATAACTGCCAAAACAGTTTCAGGAACCGGATCAATAGCAGAGAAAACACTCAACGTGGTCAAATCTACTCCGGGAAAGACGGCGAACATCACGAAAATCATCGGCAATGCTTATGCAGATGGTTGGCGAGAAGTGCGTCCCAAGACTGATGAATCCGATGAGGCAACTGAGTTGCACGAATTGGATGATGATCTCGCTACCGACAAGTAGAAGTAGCGCGAACAAAAAGAATGGGAATGTTTCGGCATGACCATTCACAAATAGCTCACAAACAAATAATCACATAAACACATTAGGAGATATCTAATGAACACACAATCCATGTTGAACAAGTTCGGTCTCAACACCGATCTGTTCTCTTCAATTGCGGACAACATCGACGCGCTCCAGTCGACGGCCCGCACCCAGCGACTGCACATCGACAAGACCGTGAAGTTCACTGGTTCCATCAACGGACAGAACGTCCCGGCAGAAGTCACTCTCCGTGAGGCTTCCCTGCGTCGTTTGTCCGTGCTTCGGCAGACCAGCCCGAACAACGTTGGACACGACTACCTGCTCGTCACTGGCGTCATGAACCCTGTGCGTATGGACCTCAACGTCAACATCGACGGCGAGACCTACAGCATCGTGGACCTGCTCCAGACCATGACTGGCACGACTGACCGTTCCAAGTTCGAGGCTTCGCTCGCTGCATCGGGGCTCAACTACATGAACGGCATGCCGTTGTTCTTCCAGCAGTTCGGTGCTTCCGAAGACGGCATCAAGCATGCCATCGAGGCGTTCAAGAGTGCAGGCGCTGTCAAGAGCAACATCGACAACCCCGGTCGCATCGTGGCCGCGTACCAGCACAAGACTGGCGTTCCAGTGACCGACTTCGAGCTCGGCACGACGGACCGCAAGATGTCTCGTACCAATCAGGGCTTCTTGAACCTTGTCGATGCTTCAGTCACCACCTTCCAGCGTGTCTACGGACTTCGTCTTGAGGCTCACATCCTCGAGCAGAAGTCCGATGATCTCCCGCAGGCAAAGGTCAAGGCTGCAGCCGAGAAGGCAGATGAGCTCAAGAAGCTTGCTCGCCAATGGGCATCGAACTGGTCAGGTAGCCAGCAACGAATCACCATTGCAAAGAATGGTGCCAAGACTCCCCAGAACATCTACGATCCGGTGAACGCTCCTTGCGGTCGATTCACCCTCGTGATCAATGGAGAGGAAGTTGCCTGTGACCTGTGGTCGAACTCGGCTCGTGCCGACCAGACCAGCACTGTCACGGACAAGGCGGTCGTCGAAGAGGACCCCTTCTGACCCAGGGCTAACCCCCAACTGTGGGGTGCGCATACAGTATAATAAACGCACATCAAAAAATGCTAGTTCTTACTTCACTGTAAGTTACAAGGATGGCCGTAAGCCTTGGTAAAATGAACGGACGGAGTTTGCATGTTCTCTGCACAAAAATATGCACACGGGGATGAAATGGCTTCGGGACTGCGGTTCGCCAATGTCCATCATCTGGGTTCGATTCCCAGCATCTCCACCGATTGTAGGGGAATGCGTGTCTAACGCTTCTTAAACGACACTGTGGTGTGCCCTACATCAATCTCTATAAACCTATATACACCTATTTTTAATTTCATACAAAAGAGGAAAACACAATGTCCAACGAAGAAATCCACCAACACCTCGCGGAGTTCGGCAAGTCGCCGGAATTCCGTGAACTCGTCATGAACCAGAACATCGAGGTCATGAGGCGCATCGTCGATGTCCAATCCGAGAAAATCGACAACCTCAAGACCATGATCGAGCTCTACAAGCAACAGATCAATACGCACAAGAGCATGCACGACACCCACCTCAAAGTCGTCGAGACCTGGCTCAAGGCTCTCGAGAACGACGGACAGGATCTCGTCATGAAGTCCATGGACCGTTTCGTCAAAAACCACAAGGAGGTCCAGTAATGAAAGAGTTCTGTGGAGAAATCATCTACGAAACTCCAGAAGGCAACGTTCACTCAGACATCTGCTTTCACTCGGCATACTTCGACGAACCTCAAGACGACTATCGCCAGTTTCTTCACAAGTGCCTGAACGAATGGTTGGACAAAAGTGACGGCACAGGGGCTTTCTGGGTCGGAGACCCGGAATACTTCAACAGTTGGGAGAAGGACTAATGCAAGCACCTGATACACCCTGTCTCATATGTGAAAAAGCCATCATGTACTTGTGGCCAGATCACGTTCTTGAAGATGGTGGAGTTCCAAGCAATCTCAACAATGCAGTTGATATAGACATCGTAGGCTCATACGGCTCAAGTTTTGACTTGAATGTCTATCACGCCATCATCTGCGATGACTGTCTAGACAAAGCAATCCAGCGTCGTCGAGTCACATTCATCAAAAGTTACCTTTAAAAACTATAAAAAGCCAATGTACATAGTGAATGCTATCTATATTGGTTTTTTATATTAAGACTAGAGCGAGAATCGCCCAATTTAAAATGTCAATTTTAATGATTGCGATTCGAGCGAAATATTTCTACTAATGTGTTGCTATTTTTATACGGCGATGATATCATTATCATTGTCCAAATAAGCAGCACATTTAAAGGAGAAATTCAAAACTATGCCTCGGCAACATCAGTCTTCAGCAATGAAGAAAATACTGACTGATTTAATTCGGTTAGGATTTACAGTTGAAAGAGCCAAGTCGGGCGTTTATAAGATACTCCCCCCTCCGAGTATCAAAGGCCCAATGTACATTACTCACGCTACCGAATCTGCTCTACATCCCATGAGACGTGATTTCAAGCGAATGTACAATGTTGAATTGACTGTGCGTTAAAATTTATGCGGGCAGACAAGCCGGTGTAGGTATGGTGGTCACCTATACCGGCTTTGTCATATGCCTCTGTATTTAAAATATTTTTTTTAAAACTAGAGCGAGAATCGCCGCAAAAAATCTTGTCAGTATTTATAATTTATACGCATATATACACAGTATATGCTAACCTTTTAGTTGAAATATTAAAGAATATTTTAGGTTTTTTGTTGCCCAAACCACAAAACCTATGCTCTCGCAGGGGGGAACCCAGTTCCAACCTATGTACACCTCTATAAACCCCTTATGTGTACACCTGTACCTCTAGTGTGTACACTGTCTATCTTGTTTTATCTACATATCTCGGACATAAACCTTCTTCTATTATGCCAAATAATTATTGTTCTAACAAAGAACAAGCTATTTATTCTAAAGTAGCTTTATTATTATTGTCTTACATAAGAAGTTACAATGCTCACTAGATTATTCAAGAATTTAGGCAGATTTTCTGCCAAGACTTATTCTCTCAAAGATAATAAAAGAGTTTTAAAGAGAGCAATGATCGCTATCTATTCTTTTGTCGCAATTGATCTACTTCTGGATACTTTTGTGACCATACCCTTGGCTGTAACCTTGTATGTAGCTGGCCAAGTCACTTTGGCAATTTATATGATTGCGGGCGTTTTGCTTTTTAATCTCGCCATAATGTCACTTATTTACAATACTTCCATCTCTGCTTCCTAAAAAGAAAGGCATTTTAAATGTTAAACCATAATCAAGTGTTAAGCCATGATCTTGATCATCCGATTCCTCTAGTCGATTGTGATTGGACCAACCAGGCTGAATCCTACAAGTCTATGATTGCTATCTATGACGCTATATTGAAAGCTCTTTTTGAAACTGTAGGTTATATATCTGGCGGATTTTGTCCAGAGCCTTGTGAACATACCACTCTTCAAAATACAGATCCCTATCTGTACGCTCGTTTGACCAACGTTTGGAGTGTGTACAAGAAAACCAACGAACTTGTGCAGCAGCTTAATCATCACTATGATGTCGTGTTACCTACACATGCACGTGGTAAGCATTTCGACGAACCATTTTAAAAAAAAATAATCGCGCGATTTTGCACGCTTTAATATAAAATCTTATATATACTTAGTTTTTCTTGGGCATGAAAAATCCTGGAAAAACTTTGTATGTATCAAATTAAAGTAAGAATACCCTCCTTTTCTGCTTTTAAAAACTTACAAAGTGAGAGCTTGCTCTGGTCAATTACTTCCCTTTCCAATTGACCAGAGCGGCTCTCCCACATTTTTTATTTTAGAAAGGCAATAGTTCATTGTGGATATTACTCAACACTATAACTCATATGAACCTTTAGACAATCCAGAATTGATGAATTTAGAAGCTAATTTTTATGGTTTGTTGAATACATTTAATTCCGTCTACAATAAATATTACGATTTGATATTTCGTGTCCCTATAAATCTAGAAGACAAAGAAGCTCTTTCTAAGCTTTTTGAAGGTTTGAAAATTCTTTCAGAATCCTTTTCTAATCTTCCTGAAGCTTACCGCGAATTGTGTTCCTGTAAGGGCGTAGAAATATAATTTTTGTTATATGCCCTATTTTATACACCTTAATTGGTTTTTATGCTATAATATTATATGTTTGTAAGAGTTGTATCTAAAAAACTTCAGATATTTTAGATATATACTATAGTCTTACCTTATATTTATATATCTTTATATATCTTAACAAGCAATAATCATCCCTCACGGAGGAGTATCAAAATGCCAAGAGGTAAATCCAATGCGATTGAACAGCTCATCAATACCAAGTACAACAAAGGAGTTGAGATCACTGTTGCTCAGCTTGCATCAGAAGTTGGTTGCACTGTTCAAAACGTGTATATCTACATTAGAAAGAATCCTACTAGATTCTCTCAAATTCGTAGAGGCGTATATAAAATTAATCCATATGTTCCTGTCACTCCTAACCAAGTCAACTCTAGCAGCATGACTTTTAATTCAGATAATTAATTCTTTAAAACTTTGTAATATTTTAAAATTACGGTACTATTTTAGAAACGTAATTAATATTACGAAGCGCAGGAGTACAATGTTTTCATGAAGTGTCCCCTGAGAGTTTAAATATTTAGACTCTCAGGGGATACACTTTGTACAAAATGTATTCCTAAAAACGGAGGAAAAATCTGTTTAATTATAACTCACACTATCAGAATATTGATATAATGTATAAATGCCCTAACGGGCAGGGGTAACATCCCCAACCTAATAGATAGTGATATCTACGAAGTCGGAGAGGCAACCTTGCCACTGTAACGGGCATCTCGTATGTGCCCGTGCAATCTTCGGTTTCGCAACCTGCGCGTTTGCTAATGAGACGTAAGTCTCAAACCCACACGAAAGGAGCGATACCATGCGCACATTACGAAAAACAATGTTGTCATTTATTCTGGCAACTAGTGCAATTATCCTAACCACAGTTGCACCTACCGCTCAAGCAGTTCTTCCATCTGCTTCAATGTCAACTTCTTCATCTGAGATTACTGATTCTTCTTTGATATTTATCAAGTGGAAAAAGTATAAAGTTACCTTTACTCCCACCATTGATTATTGGCAAAAAGTTGCACAATGTGAAACTGCCAATAATTGGAAAAATGGTGGTACATGGGCCGGTGGACTTGGTATATACACCAAGGGCAAATTTGGTTCTTCTTCTATGGGCACTTGGGAAAGGTTTGGTGGCGAAGAATTCGCACCATCTCCTGACAAAGCAACCATGGAAGAACAGATCAAAGTTGCTAATCGCATAGCCGTTCTTGGTTACAAAACCACAGTTTACCGTGACCCCCAAATTGCCAAAATCAAAGGTATACCAGCCGTTTACCAATACGATAAGGAACCTGTTGGATTTGGTGGCTGGGGCTGTGTTAAATCCAAATCGACAGGTAAATGGAGAATTGGATTACCCAAGAAGTGGACCAAGCACGCGTATGTAAAACTTCCCACCAATTCTTCCATGTATTGTAAAAAATGGGAACATTTGTTTGAATATTATCAACTTCCTGTTAAAGTTTTCAGTTATATTGCTTGGCGAGAATCTCGTTGTCAAACACATGTAATTGGTTTGAACTTCAAATCTGGAATGTCAAAGAACAATTGTCAATCTTTAACTCCACAATGCAAAGCTGTTTCTAGCTATGACTCAGGTATTTTGCAAATCAACAGTACTTGGAAAACTGTAACAAGTTTGGTTTGCAAATCTCCTCGCGGTGATATGTCAGTTCTCAAAGATCCACAATGCAACGTCAAAGTGGCCAAGTATCTTTATGACAGAGAACCAAAAAGACTTCATAGTTGGAGAATTAAAGTTTATTCAACTTGAACATAAAACATAGTAAATACCAAAAAAGGGGACAAGCACCAATACGGGCTGTTCCCAGAATTAGCTCAAACAAAACAATAATACGTTTCACTATCAAGGAGACAAATATGGCTACACGCATCAAGGATCTCTCTTCAGAGACCCAACTCATGACCCGTCCCGACAAGTTTGCTGTCACTCACACCAGCAAGCTTCTTACCGCTGTCACTGAGCCACCGTTCAACGTTGGACGTGGGCGTCCTCGCAATCCGATCTACACCGCTGTCTACGCGCAGTTGCTCAACAACCAAAATCAGTGGTTCCATGTCAACATCGCGTTTACCTCAAAGAAGGATTGTTACAATTTCACCAACAATCTCTACAACCGTGCACGCAAGGATGTTCTTTCGCTGGCGCGTTCAACCGCCTACAACGACAAGACCAAGACTTGGGACCTCTGGGTGATGCTCACCCGCTGATTTTCTCTATAGAATAGTGTTTTCCTGGGAGAACTTAAACCTACTACCATATGTGGCATTGGATTTGTTCTCTCGGGAAAAACTATTTTTTTATTCATACAAAATATTATTAAACGGAGTATCATGTCTGGATTTCGATTGTTTATTGACTTTATTGCTGTTCTCACAGTTTTTGCCACTGTTGCATCACTTGTGTATGTCCAGCATAAATTCGACAAAGAACAAAATAAATAAATATTTAATAAAAAGGCTTTAATATGTTTATAATGATGATGATGTTGGCCATTTCGTCGACTATTGTGGAGATGATGTTTGCGGCAAGATTTTCTGCTTGGCGCTATTACGCTCATAATTACAAATGGTTCAACATGCTCGTTTCGATCTTTTTATCATACGTTCTTGGTCTGGCGTTCGGTGCAAGCGGTTTGATTGCCCTTGGTGCAGCCATGGTTTCGACTGTTTTGTCTATACCTGGTTATGCTTTCTTGCATTGGAATTACGATTCAGCTCCTGCCAGAGCTGTTGGAGGCAATTTGTTTCAACATCATTGGGACAAATGGAAGGTTGCTCTTGTTGATCTTTCTAAGATAATTTACAAAGTAATTCGTTTCATTACTGCTCCCATTTGGATGTCCAGAATTGTCCTCCAAAAATACAAAGAAGCTTCTGCAAAATACAAAGCTTACAAAACTGCTCGTGTTTAATAAACCATAACAATACAGGAAATATTTAATATGTTCACTTTTACTCCTGCTCAAATCAAAGAACTCACTAATTTTTATCTAAAACTTGACAACCTTACGGATACTTTTTACGATCTTGTGGATCGTAACAAGATCTTGGTTACAAAGGGTGATCTCATTCTCCATCTTGAACAAAGTCTTGAATCTTCTATTCAAACAATTGATCGGGCAATCACTCCCTATGTAAGTTCAACTGTAGTGGGATCTTGGGCCATTTCTCAAATTGGCATTACTCCCACTATTGCAGCTGCTCTTGGAACTTTTATTGACATCAACAATTTTGAAAATGTTGGTTCACTTTGGCGCCATGCTGGTCTTGATCCTACTCAGAAAAATTCTTCCTTTTCACACAATCCAGATTTCAAATCTTTGTGTTGGAAAATTGGTACGAATTTTGCTGATCGTTCAGAGGAAAAAAGCTGTTTTTACGGACAGCTTTATCTTCAGGACAAGAAACGTCGTTTGACAAACAACGAACAGGGTAATTATTCTGAAAAAGCAGGAAAGATCTTGCAAGATCTTAATCCTCGTTTTAACAACGACAAGACCACACTTCTTGAAGGTAAGCTTCCTGATGCACAGATTGATGCACAAGCAAGACGTTACGCAGTAAAGATCTTCTTGAGCCATTATTATGCTGTTGCTTATCAGGATCTCAACGCAGTTCCTGCCGACAGACCAACTAAGATTACTGTCAATGGCAAAAAGCAAACACTAGACATTCCAAACAACCCATTTACTGAAGAATCAATTTCTTAAGACTGTAAACACACAATCATAACAGGAATATTATTATGACATATCCCAGTTACCCTGCCGAATGGCGCAACTGCTACCTTGTCTTGTACTCGGCTCCTGATGAGCTGTTCAATTACGACAAGAAAGTCACATACTGCAAACCAATTGTCCGTGCTCAGGACAAGGACAGAAACATTCTTGATTTCTACGGCGTAGTAGCCAGTAAGTTTGGAATTGCTGTTCCCGCAAAGACAACGCACTGGGCAATTGCAATTCTTGGTGTTCCAAACCCAAAAATTCTTTTTGAGGGCAAGCTTCCTGATGCTCTTCAAGTTCTTGAAGTAGATGTCAGTGACACTCAAGAAATTGCAATCGTACGATACAACAAAAACATCAAATTTGCAATTGGCCAAAAGCATTCTCTTCGCTCAAAGAAATCGTCCAAAGCTTCGAAAGAAGATTCTTGGACTGTAGAAGAATCTCTTGAAATTCTTTTTGGTTAATCACCACGATATCAAAACAATAAATGAATAACTTTGTTTTTTGATAAGGCAATAGTATATTCAGAAAAGAAAGGCAATAAAATCTCTTAAGGAGGGATTATGAACTATTTCAACACATATCAACCAAAAGTCCGCATGAAAGCTTTCAAAAATGCTCCTCTTCGTTCCGGAGAGGGTTATCAAATTGGCTTTTACGACATCGGTGTCATGCGCGAACTCATGGATCTTTCCGAAGATTCCGATGAGTTTCGAATTGCCATGATGCCCATTCCTGGGGATGTTTACGACCGTCAAAAGCTTTACGACATCATCACTCATCCTTCCATCCAGTATGCATTGGTAGACAAGCGCAAGGTTGTTGCTTGCACCATCAAGGGACAAACTGGCTGGATGTCTGCACTCAATCAAGCTGGTTACACGGTCAAAGGTGGAGGCAAGACTTCCAAGCGTGCAAAGTCATTTCATCGCGCATCTTTGATCAATGCCCATTTTGACCATCTCAACATCAAGTGGGTTGAACCCACTGACTACACTCGTTACGATTTTGTCAATGGTGGATGGGCAGATTGGGTCAAGGACCCTTCCACTCTTGAGCGTCTTTTGGACGGTGGTTTCGTCATATCTTCTCGGTTGATCCAACAAGCACTTGACAATTTCCCTGTTTATCATCAAGAGGGTCAGTCTTTGGACAACAGTGATATATATTACGATCCAGAATTTCGTCAAAAGCTTCTTCGTTACCTTTCATCTTCTAAAGTTTTCAATGCTCGATTGTTTACTTCTGAAGGTCTTCTCAAGGGCAATGTCTTTGTTTCTGATAATCTTCCTCTTGATATTGACGTGGTATCTTCCCGTACCAATCTCAAGAAAGAGATCACCTACTCCAATGGTTATCGTTTTCTTGCCGAGCCCCAAGGTCCCAAGTCTCGTGTCATCACCGACGATCAGACTGTGATCAACCTTCCCAAGTTGTTTCGCAAGTCTGACATGGAAATGTGGCTCAAGGAAGAATACGAAAAGATGTTTCAGGACGCAATCAACGGCAAGTTGCTTGCCAATTGGAGTTCAATTTTCGTTCGTCAGTTTTCTCGAGAAAATCGTGAAACAGAAGACCTTGAAGCCCAAGCTCGACTCAACTACGTGGGTCACCGCTGGGTGAGCATGGGTCTTTCTATCACTAACTCTCCTTGGCTTTTCAAGACTTTGGCTATTTCTCATGCAATGCCTCTTGAGAATCGTATTCCGATTCCGTGCAGCGTTTATGAGCAAGTCATTCCAGAGTCTCTTGCCAAGATGGCAGGATACGACATACAGGTTGAAGAAGGCGATATTCACAGAATCAACGATCTTGGCGTTCATGTCGTGAACGACTTTGATTGGCTCGAGATGTACGAGTCTCATGGCGGTCACGACCAAGACGACTTTTTCAAGCTGTTCTATCGCAAGATGGAAGGCGGAAATCAAGACGGAAAGAAAGTTGTAATTGTCGCTCGTTCACCAAACGGTTATGGCGAGTATTCAATTTTCAATTATGTTGAAGGTCAATGGTATCCGACTTGGAAGAAGTCCGACGGTACGAAGGTAACTTTTCCTTCTGTCAATTCTCGTGGATGGCCAAAGCGTCTTTCTCAAGCTATTCGTCTCAACGAAGTTCGTTATGTCGGCCTTCCCAGCGAGTACGATCCAAAGCCTCCGCGTCAAGTTGGTGAAAACTATTCAGTTGAAGATGTGATGCACGATGTTGACATTGCAATGGGCGGCGGTAACGTCGGTCGCTATGTCAACGCATCCATGCTTCATTCTTCTGTTATTCGCAAGCATCGTCCCGTTCAAGTTTGTTCTATGGAGTCAGCAATTGACGGCTGCACTCAAACATCTGATGGGCGTGATCGCGAAGCAATTGACGCTGAAGCAGAATCCATCATTCAAGAAGTTCTCGATTCCGGTAAAGCTATTGATCGAGATCTTTGGACTGGTCGTTTTCAATCACTTGCCAAGAAGTATCCCGAAGTTGAAACCTACGAAGGAACTCTGACTCATCTCAACAGTCTTTGCGTGTCCTACTTCAACGCCTATGTTCAACGCGTCAACAAGTATGCACAAGAAGACATTGAACTCTCCGATTCTGTACGACAGATTTCTGAACGTTTGTATTACCATGCAATTCCGGTTCTTCGCCAATTCCGCATGGGCATCTACAATGCCAACGCTGATGATTCTGTTTACTCTGTTGGTGCAATCAAGCGAGATAAGTGGGATTCTCTTTACAACAACATTGTTGAAAAGATTCTTTCTTATGAGCGAATTGAAGATCAACACGACTTTGTGATTTCTCTTTATGCTGCAAGCATACTCATCCCCACTGGAAACGGCAGTTACTCCGATCAAATTGTCATGAACCGAGTCGTTTATCCGTACCTTGAAAAAGCTCTCATTCATTATGGTATCGGCAACCGTGTCGCCATGACTTTTGCCAACGGCAAGTACACCCCTGTTTCCACCTGTTATGATCAGTGGACCTACACTGATCCTGACGGTAAGACTCATGTGTTTGACAATCGAGTTGACTATCAGGCATTTCATGCCAACTACTCTCCGATTGTGTTCACAAATGTCAAAGAGAAACCAAAAGTTACCAAACTCATTAATCATGAATTTTAATATTAATTTGTGATTTCGTTTGTACAAAAGGCGGTGTCCAGAGAATATTTGTTTTCTGGGCACCGCCTCTCTATTTAAAGGTATTTATGTCTGACAAATCTTTTTTACTTGAATTTCAATCTCCTGAAAATTTTAATGAAAATACACAAGATATTCTTCCTGATGCCTGGTCAGAAGTAATTAAAATAACCAATTTTTTTTCTGGTTATATTAAATCAAACGGTCCCGATAGTTTTCTTCCTACTTGTGTTGTTTTCAACGCTGCAAAAGATATAGTTGGTATTTTTACTGTTAGGTCTTTTGACGGTAAAGAAGATCTTTATCAAGCTTTGTCTGAAATTCTCTATTTTCCCATTGCAATCAACTCTTCTCTTTATATTGTTGTCGCAGACACGAATATAAGAGATCCACAAACAGGAGAAAAAACAAACGATGCTGTTAACATCTCTTTTGTTTCTTCTGAGTTTTGCTACATATACACTCTACCTTACACCTATGATTCTGACAATACTTTGACCTATCTTTATGATGAATCTGTTCTTGTTTCTGTCGACAAAAACAATGAAGAAAACTCATCAGCTTCTGGCGACATGATTGAATTGTTCTTTATATTTTCTCATGTTGACAACACAGGTCCGTTTACAATCGATGAACTTCTTTCGTACTATGACGAAAATGGTGTCACGTATGAAATTATCAATAAAGAAAATATAAACACAATTAAGAATAAAGTAATATTGAAAGACTAATTTATATGAATCCGATTTTGGAATCTCCGAAACAAGAAAGCGATGATTTTATTCCCTTACAACAAGACGATAATGGTGATATTATTTTTTGTTTTAAAGAGTCAAACACCATAGTTTGTGGTAAAATAACATATTTTAATTATGAAGATATTGATAAAAAAAGTACTTTTGAGCCATTCTTTGGAGAAATAGATCTTTTTGGGTTTTGATGAATATGACTTATATTTTGCGTCCATATCAACAAGAAGCTATTGATTCTATCAACAGCCACTATGACCGAGGCATAACAAAACAATTGGTTGTATTGCCTACAGGCGCAGGTAAGACAGTCATATTTTCACATATTCCGAAGATCAATTCTTCCTTTTTACCCATGCTCGTTCTTGCACACAGAGCAGAGTTGTTGGATCAAGCCAGGAATAAAATTATGGCTTCTAATCCCAATCTTACTGTAGAAATAGAGCAAGCAGAGCGTAAGGCAGGTTATGTCGACGTGGTGGTGGCTTCCGTTGCCACTTTGGGCCGTAATAACACCCCTCGTATTATGGCTTATCCGCAAGACTATTTTAGATCTATAGTCATAGACGAAGCGCACCACGCAGCTGCTCCTTCTTATCGTAGAATTATCGATAATTTTAAAACTAACTTTTTGCTGGGAGTAACAGCTACTCCTCAGCGATCAGATTCAACAAGATTAATTGATGTTTTCGACGAAATTGTATATTATAAAACAATACAAGATTTAATAAAAGACAAGTGGCTTTGTCCTCTTGTCGGATATAGAATTAAGACTGACACAGATATATCAGAAGTGGAGATGCAAAATGGCGATTATGCCCAAAACAAACTCGAAAGTGTCGTGGATAATCCTGGCCGCAACGCTACTGTCGTCGCTGCCTATACTAATCTGGCTTTTTCTAAGAAAGCCCTTGTATTCGCATCCGGCGTACGACACGCCCAAAACTTGGCCTTATCCTTTAGCCAAGCGTCCATAAACGCAGAAGTTATTTTGGGCACGACGCCCCAGGATCAAAGGGAAAAAATCTTTCAGAATTTTTCTTCAGGTTTGACCAAAGTGATAATCAATGTCGGTGTTCTGACCGAAGGTTATGATGAACCATCCATTGAAGCAATCATCTTGGCCAAACCCACACGCAGTGCTCTTCTTTACACTCAGATTGTCGGGCGAGGCACTCGTTTGCACGACGGCAAAAAGCATTGCATTGTGATAGATATATCTGATACCACCAAGGGAAAAAAGCCCATAGGTCTTCCGACTCTTCTCGGTCTTCCTCCAGATTTCGATTTGCAGGGCCAGTCTTTGACTGATGTTGCCGAAAAATTTGAAGAACTTGAGAACTATTGTCCCGGAGAAGCTGTTCGTGTTCTCACTCCTGAGGACATCGAACTCGCCTACAAGCGCATCGATTTGTTCATGCCACCACCGCCCAATGTTGTTGTCCAACAATATTCCAAACTTGTGTGGGCCGAAATTGCAGAAGATGAATTTCATCTTGGTTTGAACAACAACGAATCAATGCGCATCAAATGTGACACTCTTGGAAGATGGAACATAACTCTTCATGACAATCATCAGAAAACAACGAGACTTCTTGGTGTTGTTGATGAAATGAGAGAAGCCTTTGTCCGTTCTGACAAATGGGTTCAGACCAACAGATCAGCTTCTGTGGCGCTTCTTGATTCTTCATCTGCTTGGAGATCTGATCTTCCCACAGATGCCCAGAAGAGACTTCTTCGAAGAATTGCTGTTCCCATCACTGCTGATATGACCAAGGGTATGGCCAGTCAAATCATATCTCGTCACTATGAAAACAATCCGAAACCCAAATGGCTTCAAAATAAAATTGATAATAACAAAAAGAGATTTTAGTTTTAATTTATGACACTCTTATCAACTCAAAGTTTTGTTTTTTATCCCTATGATGCTTACATCTATCATCCTACTCCTGTATCAACTAGGGACAAAAGCTTTCTTGCTGCTGCTGCCAAGTTAGCTCAAACTTCTGACAACAGGTTCAAAATGGCGTGCATTGCCGTCAGAGCTGGATCAGTTCTTGCTACTGACATAAATGTCACAAAGAAACATCCCACAACTCCGCCCAATCGTTTCAGTACCCATGCTGAAATAGGTGCCATGAAAGGTTGTTCTGATCCATCCGATTCCACTTTGTATGTTGCCAGATTGAAGCTCGATGGCACTACTGCCATTGCGCGTCCGTGCTCTTGGTGCATGCAGCAAATACAAAAGAACAGGATTTACAGAGTAGTCTATACAACAGACTACTCTGATCCTGAATCTTTTTATATATCTGATATTCAATGGAGATACAATGTCCTACAAACTTAAAAGAATTATTTTCACATTATTTTTGTTCTCTACTTTTTTTGTCAAGGCACCAGCAAGTGCCCAAAAACGAATTGTTGACGTAGCTTCTGCTACTTCTCCAGTTCGTTTTACTTTTAATCTTACGAAATCGATACCTTTTGTTGCTGCAAACATTCCTTATGATTTAGGTTACAAAGGCCAAAATTCTCATATTGTAATTATTGACAGCGGTGTACAGAAAGATCATCCCTTTTTTCAAGACAGAGTCGTTTTAGAAGCGTGCTTTTCTTTGAAATGTCCCAATAATCAAACATCCATGATTGGCCCTGGTGCAGCAGCTCCGGTGCATTGGCATGGTACCCATGTTGCCGGGATTGCTGCTGGCAGTTCTTCTTCCATGAGAGGAATTGCTCCACAGGCCAATATTATTGCTGTTAATGTCTTTGATTCAACTGGCTCATCATATGACAGCAATATTATTAGTGCTCTCAATTGGGTCAGTAGTATTTCTTCTCAGTACAACATTGCTTCTGTAAATATGTCTTTGGGAAGTTCTTCTGTTTTTTCTACTACTTGCGATAACTACATTCCTGAATTGACAACTGCAATTAAAAACTTGAAAGATTTGAATATTGCAACTGTTGTTTCTTCAGGCAACAGCTATGCTCACGGGATGAGTTCGCCTGCTTGTATTTCGCACACAGTTTCTGTTGCAGCTATGTATGTTAATTCTCCCAATGTTGCCAATTTTTCAAATATCAGCAAATTTACTACTTTTGCTGCACCTGGTCACAATGTTGCATCTTCCACTACACAATCTTCTTATAGGTCTTCATCTGGAACTTCAATGGCAGCTCCCCATATTGCTGGAGCTTTTGCTGTTTACAGGTCAAAATTTGGAGTTCAGTCTGTTGACAGAGTAGTTTCTGATTTTAAGATGACTACTCGCACCGCTACCGATTCCTATACTGGTATCAAAATTCCATATCTTCATTTTGCACATTTGTTCGATACTGTAATACCCATTCCCACAACTTCCACCACAACCACTACATCTTCTACCACAACTACAACCACACTACCTGTAGTTGTGACCACCACCACCACTTCCACCACTTCTACTTCAACCACTTCTACTTCTACAACTTCTACCACCACCACGATTCCTAGACCACCTTCTTATGGCGCTGTTTTTGCGCCTGTTCTTCATGAACTAGATGCTTCTTGGAAAACTTTTATTAAAGCTTATTACAGAGATCCTTATAGAGGTTATGCAAATATTTCTCATTATTCAATAATTTGCAACGATTCTGCCAATTATAATTTTGTTGTTCCAAGAACATCAAGATATGGTTGGAATTCTTTTAATATTAAGATTTCTCCATCTCTTATTTCTTATTGCAAGATGAATACTCATGGTTATAATGGGAAAATTGTTTCTACTAGATCAGTTTATACTACTCCTGTTAATCCAAATTCTCCCAGACCTTTTTCTGTTAATATAAATAAGAGAAAAAATGCAAAATAAAGAGAAATTTCTTTGTGAAAGTTTGTATAAATATTCCGTATCAAAAAAATATTTTTCCAACAGTGCTTACTGATACTTATGAAAATATTTTGAATTATGTTTTTCAAACTCAGAACGTTTATACTATGTCTGTTTCTGATTACTCTTTTGTTCTTTCATATGAACATTATTCTTATGAAAGCATAATAAACCACACTGCAACTTTAATTTATCGTGCATTGAAAAATGATCAACCAGATTCTGTTTTGTATGGTCCAGTTTTGCTGATATCAAATGATAATAAATTAGATCCAAATATATTAGAAAGAATTTGCTACGTACATGCAAATTTATAATTAGGAGAAAATCCCAATGACTACCGCAATGATGCTTACCTCATCATCTGACGATCTCAATATCATTGAGATAACAAGAAATGTTATTTCTTTTACTTTACAAATTCTTGCTGAAGAAAATGTTATGATTGACGCAGCAAATGGTAAAGTTATAACAAGAGAAGATGCTAAACTAATTGAATCTTATTACGAAACAATGTATAATTTTCTTACCAATCCCGGCATAACTGAAACAGAGTCTCGTGACATTCAAGAATCCAATTCTTAAAAGGTACAATTCGATCACTAAAATTTGTTCTATTTGTAAGATCAAATCCAAAGAAGTTGAAATGTCTTTTAAATTTAGAAATCTTCTTTGTATTGATTGTCTGAAATCAAAAATGATTGAAGACGCAAAAGAATAATTCATGTCTCTTGCCCGAGTGGCGGAATAGGCAGACGCAAGAGACTTAAAATCTTTCGCCTTTAATCGGGCGTGCCGGTTCGAGTCCGGCCTCGGGTACTCAAATAAATTTATGATAAGGACCAAGATAATGAGCAATCTATTTCAAAATATTGTTTTTGGCACTCGTTCAAATGATGGATGTGTTCAACAACACCCTTCTTTAAACGATGCCTTAGAAACATTTATGTCAGAAGATGGATATCGTATAGATTTTCATTTTCCTGATGGAAGAATTTTGTACATACATAGAGCAGAGTACGGAGAAGATATTGAGTCTCCTCATTCTGATCATCCTCTTTTCAATTTGTACGACATAGCTAAAGCTAAGGTTATGTATTATGACCCAAGCAAAACATCAAAGACAGTTGCGCCTGCAACAACAGCAGATGTTTTTGAGTAGAATGGGTATTTATGTTGTTTAAATTTAGGGCGTTTTTTACTGGCTTTGATTACGCTGTAAAAAATTATTCTAGGACTGAAGATTACCATTTTAATTCATTGCCGGGAGCAAAATGGTTTGATCCTAAAACACAAAAGACATACCGCAAAGGTATTGATTCTGGACGCAAGTATATGCAGTACAGACTAGAGCTTCTTACTTTAATTATTTTATTTGTTACCACATATTTGTTTGTATTTGCTTGGTAATATGCACGATTTCAATGAACTTCATTGGCATGACGAAATGCCTAACGTTATGTGTCTTGATTGTAATATTAACACTGTTACATCAGGTGAATATTACATGGTTCATAACCATGTGTGGTCTCAAACCGGTATTGGTCCGTACGACGGAATGCTTTGTATCATCTGTTTAGAAAAAAGAATTGGCAGAAAACTTACCTCACAAGATTTTACCGATTATCCGGTCAATGCAAATACTAAAAAAAAGTCACAGCTGTTACTTTTAAGGATGAACAATGGACGCATTTGAAATTGCAAAAGAATCTTTTCATTGGCTTGGTAAAAGAATCCAACTTATTAGCACCGATGATGAATATACCAAACTTCAGTATGGTGATCTTGGTACAATAGATTATATAGATGATGTTGGTACAGTATTTGTCAGTTGGGATAATGGATCTAAGTTAGGTCTTATTCCGGGTGTTGATAAATGGAAAATTTTACATGATTGAAAATCTTGATTGGTTTGAATCTGCTCCCTGCAAAGGGAAGACTGATTTGTTTTTTGGAAATCAAAACGAAAATATTAAAGAAAAGCGTCTTAGAGAACGTAAAGCTAAAACCATATGCTTTTCCTGTCCCAATATCCATGAATGTCGAGACTATGCTCGAAGACATAGAGAATATGGAATTTGGGGAGCGGAAACAGAAAATCAAAGACTTTCTAATGGTTATTATCCACCTCGTTTCAGAGTAAGAACGCGAAAAATTAATAATAAATAATATAGTTCCATTTTTTAGAAAGTAATTATTATGGTTTGGTTTGTTATTGCAACAATGTTACTCGTCTCTTTTGTACTTCTTCTTGGCACTTCAAAGTATCTTGATCACATTGATCGCAAAGTGCAAGAACACTTTAAATCTACTCGTATGGCGATTGAGTATTTGGAAAAAACAAGGAATGACTGGTCCTTAAATAAAAATTATTCTTCATATCCCCACAAGCATTATGAAAACTATGGTCAAGAATAATGAATTATTTTAACCCTATAGGAAATTTGATTTTAATATCTTTGCTAGTGTATGCTATTATCAGTATTTACAAATGATTCGTTGGGTCTTTAGCTCAGTTGGTAGAGCAGTAGACTTTTAATCTATTGGTCGTGGGTTCGAGCCCCACAGGACCCACCATAAACTCAATACTTCTTAAGGATTCTTTATGACAAATGAATTAAATCTTAATAATCAATTGATGCTTGGCGACATTGTTGGCGACACCAAACGTATGGTTATTGCTCGCACCAAAGTAGCGGATAGAGATCCTGGTGAGTCTTTTGCTCAATGGGTTGCTATTTGTGCCAAGGAGGGCGAGTATCATCCATACGTAGTATGGAATGTAATTGCTCGCCCCGAAGGCTGGTCTGCTGAAACTGGCGATTATTGTTTTACTTTGCCTGAAGCTTTAAGTCATTATTACCAGAGAGGAGGAAAGGAATAAAATGCCTCCTTTTAAATCTAAAACTCAAAAAAAAGAAACTCGTTCTGACGAAGAAATTTCCATAGATTTTGCCAAGAACTCATCTTACACTTTGATGATTCCAATGAAAGATGCCCAGTACGTTCGCGTTAGAAATCCTATTACTGGAAAAGATCCCCATTTTTCTACTTCTGACACTCTTTTTTTTGATCTGCTTATTGAACTTTCCAACAAGGGTCTTCAATCAAAAATAGAGGAAGAATTTTCCTTCTTTGCACAAAAATATAATTCTGCTTGGTCGGATATAAAGAATAATTTTAACATCTATAAGGAGAGTTTGAATGAATCATCCTGATTTTGATGATCTTGAAGAAGAACTTCGTTATCAATTTCTTCTTGAAGCTTATGAAGAACTTGATTCTGAAAACAAAATTCCTTATGGAATAGCTACTGGCGACGATGATATTTGGGATCAATACGGTCCTGTTGTCAGTCTTGCTAGGCTAAATTATGAAACTTCTTTCGAGGACGATTGATAACTGTCATATTATTTTCGTCCACGATTGGGAGCCAACAGTCCCCATAAGCTTTACCAACCTACTTGCCCCCAGACCAAGTAAAAGTAACTGTTAAGTTTGTATAATAATAATCAATCAATAATAGAAAGACAAAACAATGAAACCATTAAAAATTCTTAAGTCCACAACTATTTTGTCAGCTTTTGCTGGTCTTATTTTGAGTATTTCGCTTTTCTTCAGCGGAGACACTGAAATGGACAAGCTCAATGGCATTTATGTTGGTATTTGGGTACCTTCTATTCTTGCTCTTGGCTCTTTCATGATAGCACTCAAAGATAGAGATTGGTGATTGTGTCTGAAACAACTTTATTTTGCTTCGGAGCGGTGATTTTTCTTATTGCCTTTACAGGAGCAATCTTGTATGGCATGTCCGCTACTGAGCAAGAATATTTAAAACAAACAAAACCCCGTGCAAAGAGTGCTTGGCAAGTTTCTTTGAATGGCATTATTTCAAATTCAGATAAGGCTAGCACAAAATGAACAGGGACACTCACGATATAGAGGCTTATGAGAAAGAACTCGCTGAAGAGCTTGCAGGTACAAATGTTCAACCAGCTCTTTTAATTAAGCTGATGATGGAATCTGAACCTTGTTTATTTTCCAATAATTCTGAACCTGTCCCTGTTCAAAATAAACCCATTATCCTGCAAAATCCAATTTGGCGAGAAGAATAATTAATTTAGGCACTTGCGTATGACTTGGGGCCTATAGCTCAGTTGGTTAGAGCAGGGGACTCATAATCCCTTGGTCGCAGGTTCAAGTCCTGCTGGGCCCACAATGAGAAAGAAAGTTTACTATGAGATCGTATTCTGCTCAAGGCTATCAACCAAAGCCTTCCAAAATTGTTAGTTCCACCGAACTTCGCAGATGTCAACACAAAAAATGCAAAACTATATTATCCAGATATAATTTTGCTGATTACTGCTCTATCCATGAACGTGATCATTCAAAACCAGAACGTTTCATCTAAAACTTTCTGTGTAAGATTTTACCAATTATGCATTGTTGGTCAACTGATTTGTCGGTGGAGGTTCTTGGACATTGCCTCCACCGACATCTAATTTTGAAAAAGAGGACATAAGCATGGAAGAAATTGCTGTTCCACATGTCGTCATGTATTACGATGCCGAAATGAAAGGTTATGATGGTTTATGCTGGTGTGTAGAACTATTGCCTTCTTCTTCTACATATCGTTTTCCGACGTTGTATGATGCGCAAATGTTTATTGCTTTCAATTCTTCCTATTTCACTAATTTGGATTATCATTCAAATGTCAAAGAATCACAAATCGTCCCGATGACTGTCAGGCGTTATTTAAGGATCACAGAATGCGATTAGTACATCGATTGCCCTTTCGAATATGTTTGGATACATCACCGCTATTTCAAGCGGGCGTATCCCCTCACTCTTATAAAGTGTAGAAAGGGTAGTTGGTGGCACGCGGGTTCAAATCCCGTCGCCCGCACTCAATTCAAAATATTGGACTTTTGATTAAGGAATTATATGTACAATGTAAATGACAATGATGATGATCTTTTTCATGATTCGTCTTTTGATACTGAATCAAAACCCGCAGATGTCGATATTGATTCTTTTATAGATCGAACAAAAGAGAATAGCGATTCAACATACCTTAGTTCCAAAAACTTCATGTTTCGTGCCAGTCTTTCTACAACTTTGTATGAAGCCTGTGCACGCTTTATTTTTCAAACTGATTCTTTAAATCGCACAATTTTTGATCATTTGAATGCTCAAACAAACGGTACTTTTGCAAGAGAATTGTATGCCAATGTTCTTGAAGAATCACTTATCAAGCGGTTCACTATTAAATCGTTTCTTGAAACTATTCTTGATGAAACAAATTCCGAAAATATCAGAGTCATCGCCAATGATCTAAAAGTGGATATCAATCCACAATTTATCAATATATATTTTGGATCGTTGATCAAAATTATGAACCACGCAATTAATCGCAGTATTGATATTTACGAAAAACTTTGTGTACAAATCAACAGATCTCCTGTTCAGCAAATTGTTGACAGGGATTATTCATATTTTGATTATACTGCATTGAGTTCTTCGATGCATATCGCACAATCTTTTGATTCTATTAAAAAGTCTTTAGGTTTTAATACCTATCTTTCATAAGGAGTATTGTGAGTTCTTATCCTGAAAAAATTCCGTCTTCTCTTAATCCTATTAAAAACTTTCATTATAATTTGGATTCTTCCAAAGAAGTTAAGCAACAACTTGAATCACATATTTCAAAACTTAACGATAGAATAGATAAGATTATCGACAATATAACTATTGAAGATGTTCCTGTTCTCAAATTTATTATTAATATAACTGAAAATAAACAAGATCTTAAAAAATTGGCTAAAGCTGTAGACCGCATAGCAGATCTTATTGATCTTAGAAATCAGCTTCTTCCTAAACTTCAAGTTATTAAAATGGCAGAGAAAGAACCAAATTGGTTCGCCAATACTTTTGGTGATTTTTCTTCTGACATTGACAAACATCTTGATGAATTATTGAATGGTGATTAAAATGACTGAAGTTAACGATAAATTTTCATATTCTCTTGTAAAGAATGAACAAGGTGCTTTTGCCGTTCGGTCTGTTGTTAGATCTTTTGATCTTGATCACGTAACCGACAAAGACATTGTTTCTTTTTACAAGACATTTTCTCAGCATGCTTCTTTTGATACTGGTCTTTTGCCCCTTACTGGCACAGGTGTTCTTGCCATTCGTTCTGCTGGCAATCACACTCAGATTGTTGCCCAACATGCTCCTGGTCTTTATCACATAAACTGGGGTGCTTATGAAGGGGATTCAAAAGCTACTACGTATTATCTTGCTCAGCCTTATCGTGTAGTCATCGGAGACTTTGATTGTGGCAATCTTCTTGGCGCAAGAATGTTTTATTCTCCTTATCCAATCACTTCTCCAGACAATATTCTTTATCATGTGAATCTTCCCAACGTTAATTGCAAAGGATACCGCGGAAACGGTGTGGGATGGGTTTGTCTTTATCAAAATGATGATTGGTCATCTTTGCCTTTCAATGAAAAAGTTCTTCGTTTTATTGAACGTTGCTCTGGAGTAGAAACATACAATGACAACAACATGTCTGAAACAGATGGCCCTCGTTTTTATGCTTCTTACAACAAGCTAGAATATCTATGGGACCCTGCTGAATGGCAAGATAGGTCTGTAAGACATGGTTATGAGTGGACATTAGACGACCAACTTTGGATTCCTGTTCAAGTTAAAGGTATCGATGACCAACAAGGGCATCATGAAAATGGCCAATATCTCACTCTTGCCATGGCCATGCTTGGTAATTATAGGGCGTATTATAACGACAATAACGTCCCCAAGCTTTACAACGTTGTTTCTCGTCCTGACTTAGAACTTTCATCCACACAAATTGCTGACATTTTCAAAAGATCTTTTTCTTTGTCTCCTTCTATTGCTAGACATCAAACCAGAGACAATCCATATCAGTTTACTATTGAAAGTAGACAAAAGACCGGATCTGATGTCCTGCTTCCTATATTCAATGAAAATGAATCTGATTCTTCTTTTGTTTGTAGTTGCTGTGAAGAAGCCTATTCTGACCATGAACCCATTCCAACGGCCTACAATACATTGATTTGTGAACTTTGTGCTCAAGAAAATTATTGTTATATAGCGTCTACAAACAAATATTACGATACAAACGATGATTCTGTATGTTACTCACAAGAACAAGAATGCTATTATCATATAACTCATGATTCTGTTTTTGTTTGTGAAAATTGTTCTGATGCTTATGGTGTTTCTGGTGTGAGTCCTGAAAGTTCACAAAAACTTAACCAACATATGTATACAAATTCCAAGTACGGTGTCATATGCGAATCTTGTTTCTACCAGTTTTTGCCAATGGATTCAGACGAACTTGTAAATTGTAATTTTTGTTCCAAACCACTCATAAACGATCAAGATTATCAACCTTTTGATTATCATTACAAAACTTCCAATTGGAACGTTTCTACACTTTCTTCTGCGCCGATGGGAACCTTCGACGAAGAAGGCAACTACACCCCGGCAGGAAATCCTGATTCTTTCAATGTCCAAGATTCTTATATATGCCACACGTGTCTGCCTAATTTTGTTTTGTGTCCTTGTGGTTTTCTCAAACAAAAGGAAGATGTCACTGCTTTCCCTCACCAAACAACTATTTCTGATGATTCTGGTGATCTATACACTGTTCAGCAATGCTGCATGTCTTGTATAGGTAACATTCATCTTGTTGTTCAGGAAGACGGAAGTCAAGAACTTGCGGCAGATTATGTGCCGATTTCTCAATCTGTTTTTGATCAAGTTATCAATTTCAAACTTTATCAACAAATGCATTTGCCTTATGTTGTAAATAACAAACCTATAAATTTATTTACGGAGATATAATGACTACAGAACAAGAACCTTTGACATTGGAAGATCTAAATTATTTTTGGACTAAATCCGGCGTACCATGTTTTATGGCTGACCGCGACAACATAGAAGATATTATTGAAAACCTTGGTTTTACTATCTATTATCTGATTTGCAACATTGCTGAAGATCGTAAAATAGAAAATAAAATATGGGACAAGGGTGTTCAAAAAGTCAACACCACAATTTTGACTGACTTTTCTACTTCTATAGTAAAAGTCGTCAACAATTTTGTTGGTCGTTCTGTAACTCAAGTTAAGAATGAAGACATTTATGATTTTCAGCCTGTTCGAGAAGGCGCTACATATTCTCTTCCTCCAATTCCCCGTGAAATTGTATCTAGACTTGATGAGTTCTTTAGGCTTGTTGACTTTCAACATGGTACGGAGTCAATAGTTCTTTTGACATTTGATCCTAATTTTGTTGACAATTCTGAAGGTTGGGGAATTCTTGTTCCTGATCAAGTTAACACTTCTGTCCATTGTAAATATGATCCCGACAGTGTTGTTAATCAAAAGCCAGATCACGTTATGATTGTTGGTTCTGTCCACAGCCATCCCAACATGGCAGCTTACGCTTCTGGCGTTGATCACGACGATCAAGCTGATTTTGATGGTTTGCATATTACTTATGGTTGGCAAAAATCTGTCAACAATGGTGCCACTCAGTATCATATTGAAATGCAAATGAGTGGTTCTGTTTGGACACTAAAGCCAGAAGATGTTTTTGCTGACGTAACTTTTAATAAAGAACCAGATCCTCAAGTCATTGAATGGACCTCTAAAGTAAAAAAAGTGCTACCCCCCCAGGGGGGTCCGCTTACGCTAACTCCGCCAACTCGCCCTATAGTTCAGGAGTTCAAGCCTCCTCAGCGGGATTATATTCAAGTTGGTATTAAAGGCGATCCATTTCTCCAAGTATATCCTGACCCCAAAGATCCCAATCCATATATCGTCGTTGCCGAAGTGGACATTTCTAAAAATTTGTTGAATCTTAAGTGTCCTTCTTGCAATTCGGTTGTTCATGGTTACAGCCATGAATTTGTTTGCAATAATTGCGATATGTTATTTGCTCTTTGTGAAGATTCTCATCAAGATATACTTGAATCAGTTGATAGATACTTGGAAAGACGTAATAAATCTAAGAACGTTTCTGTTTATCTTTGGGTTGCGGAAGATGATGATCAAGAGCAAATGATGCTCAAAATACAAGATTTTTACAATGTTTCATATTCAGATAATGAAATAGATGATGCAATGTCTAGTTCTTTCCTTGAACCAAATAATCTTGATGCTTATTATTATGAAGGTTTTAACTATGAAAACACTGTTTGTTGCGACCGTCCTTTGAGTGATCTTTACCTCTCACCTTGCGATAAGTGCACTGTTCCTGTAACTTACAATGATATTGTGGATTATGATTATGATCATCCTCATAATGTTTACGATCCAACTGCCAGTTGCCATAATTGTGAACACTATTACACTAGACAATGCGTTCCTTATCTCACATCCATTCTTGATCACGCAAAAGACAAAACAAAAATTCAAACATTAATAAAAGAATGTTCTTTGTTTGTACATTGGACTGTTAATAGCCTCGAAAAAGAATCTTACTGAAAGGGTTAAATTTTAATGCAAGAGAATCAAAAACGAATTGTCCTTGTTGGTGCAGGAGGCATCGGCACTTGGCTTTCCGAAGGTTTGGCCAGATTGCTTGAATGGAAATATCCCAACTCGGCTATGCTAATTGTCGACGGTGACAATTTTGAGCAGAAGAATCTTGAACGCCAATCTTTTACTCAAATGGGCAACAAGGCTTCTGTGAAGGCTCTTGAGCTTACTGAGAAGTTTCATAATACAATTATCATACCCGTTCCAAAATGGGTTGTTTCTGATCAGCATCCTCCAACCGACGATGATTCGAACAAAATCAAGGCTTCCGATCTTATTAGAGAAAATGACATTGTAATCGCCGTTGTTGACAATTTTGCTGCACGTAAAATATTGTTTGACGCTGCATCGAAAATCAATAACGTAGATGTTTTCACTGGAGGTAATGACGATGCGTTGTTTGGTAGTGTCTACCACTATCAAAGACGCAACGGTCATGATATTACTGCTCATCCAGTGGAAACACACCCAGAATATCAAAACCCACCAGACCGTAATCCAGGCGAAATGTCCTGTCAAGAAAGAGCAGAAATAGACGGTGGTACCCAAATTTTGGCTACCAACATGGCTGTTGCTGCAATTATACTTGGTCGGATTCAACACACCATAGTGTTTGAACAAAGTCCAGAACAATCAGAGATATACTTTGATTTGGCTTTGGGTATGGCTCAGCCATACAATCGCATGGTAACATCTCAAATTTTGGTTTAAATTCATCAATTAATAATAGGAGAAAATCATGGAACTCAATTCCAATCAGACCAACATTTCCAATCAAAACGCACCTGCTAACATCCGTTATGGTGTTTACAATCAGCCTGCTCCAGTTTCCGGTAAGACTGTATCTGACGTTCGTCAGCAGTTTTCCAAGCTTTGGGGCATTGCTTCCGACGCCATTGCCTACAAGGGCAAGGACAAGCTTGACGAGAACTATGTTATTCAGCCTGGTGACAACGTAGAGTTCCATCGTCGCGCAGGCGAAAAGGGCTGATTATTTTCGCGAAAGACTTTTGTCTTTCCAAATTTTGGGGGGGGACTATTAAATTAAATTTTATAATTTGAATTTGATTTATTAAATTCATTATGAATGGTCCCCCCCCAATTTTTTATAGAGGCTTTAATTTATAATTTTGATATTGGAGACTTGATGTTGTTTCAACAAATTCAAATAGGAACTCCTGCGATATGGGTTAAGACAGTAGACCCTTATCGCATTGAGGATCTAATTACCTCTTTTGCTAAAAGGTCTTATTTTACAATTAACAAAAATGGGTTTTCTCATTTTGTATCTGGAAAATGGAAACCTTTGTTGATTACAATTCCAAATTCAGAAAGTCCGTCAAATCCCATAGTTACTACCACTGCAGATGTATCTGTGGCATTTGATTTTATGAAAAATTCTCCTGACTTTAAAGATCATACAAAAACTTTTATACATCATCAACATGGAGATCCTAAAGCATTCTCTATGATGTTTGGTTCATATATTGCTTCTTCTAGTTATGAATATCGTTCTTCTTTCATGAACGACGATATATCATTGCTTCCCATTCAAGTAATTGTTCTTTCTCCATTTGATCCACCAGAAGATATTGCTCATATGGTTTATTTTCATGAAGATCTCTATCCCACTTTTGACGAATTGCATGATATTCTATATCACATATATCAATCGACTGGAAGCGACATAGTAGATAAAGCGAAGGCAAAAGATATCGCAAATTCGGGACTTGGTCTTTCTGAGTCTAAGTTCATTAATCTTTGTTTGACTTCAATTCTTGAAACCGGTTCTGTAGATGCTCAGTATATTTACAAATCCAAGATGTCTGATATCAAGAAAAATGGTATTCTTGAGATCATCAAACCTAAAATAGATTTTGATAGCATTGGTGGACTTGACAATATCAAAAATATAATCAGCAACAACCTATATTTCTGGAACAACCCACAAGAAGCGCAGAAATACGGCATACAACCTTTGCGCAGAATTCTTACTGTTGGCGTTCCAGGCACTGGTAAATCAGCTATTTGTGAAGCCACCGCTAATGCTCTGGGTCTTGACCTTGCACGCACCGGTGTTAGTCAAGTCATGAATTCATTCATTGGCCAATCAGAAGCAAACATGCGCATGGTTTTTCGTCAAATCAAAGCAATGGCTCCTCTTTGTGTATGGATCGATGAGTTCGGTCGCGATATGTCTGGCGGTCAATCTTCCAGCCATGTAGACGGTGGCACTACTGATCGTGTTCATGGCGAATTTTTGACAGGACTTCAAGAACTTCCTGACAACGTATTCTTGATGTGCGCAGCAAATCAGCTTACCCATCTCAAGCCCGAAATGCTTCGCGCAGAGCGTTTTGACAAAATTTTCTTTGTTGGTCTTCCTTCTTTTGCTGAAAGAATTGATATTCTTAAAATATATCTTCCTAACTTTGATTTTAATCTTGAACAAATTGCTCATTCTATCAAGTATTTTACTGGTGCAGAAATTAAATCTTTGATTAAAGAAGTTACTTTTAATATTGTTTCTTTATATCGTCGTCCTATAACAACTCAAGATATTCTTGCTCAAGTTCCTTTGACCAAGAATATTCTTTGGAACAAAGACCGTCAAATGATTAAAGATTTATATGCATATGCGATGAACAATTGGGATTGGGCCTCTACCGCTCAGTACGATGAGTCATCTGATATACTTGGTAAAACAAAAACCAACCAAAGTTCTAATTGGACAATCAAAGCTTAGCGAGGAATTATGTCTATTGAAAAAACAGTTGACGATTTTATAGAATCAATTGAAATTGTTTCAGATGATTCTCCCAAATACACAAACACTCTTTACAAAAAGTGGTTTAAATCAAAGACTCAAAGTGGATTTCTTGCTATTAAACCCTGGTTTGATGGCATGAAATTTTCTATTGACATTGGCAAAACAAATTCTGCTGGTAAATTGGAGAGTAGTACGAATTGTTTTGTAGATGCTGTTGACTTTGCAGCATATCTTCGTTCTGTTGTTAGCGGAACAGCAGTAGCTAATTTTCCCCCAAACGAAAGATTGAATTTGTCTTATCCTGAATCTTTTGTTTCCTACGGTGGAACTATGACAGCTGCTGGTTCTCCTATTAGCAGAATATTTAAAATTCAATATTATACTAACGGTGGTACTGCTGATCTTTTCAACTTTATTTGGAAAGTTGGTCATTTTAAAGCTAGAAAATCAGATACTGGAGCTTTCATTCCTGATATGAAAGCTCCTTTGTCTGTTGATTTTATAAGAGTTTCTAGACAAGACACTGTAAGTATATCCTATCTTTGTGATCTTGCTCTTACTTCGTATGCCACTAACAACACAGAATGGTATGATGCGTAATGTCTGACAATATGTTTACTTCTGTGACATTGGAAGAAATGCAAAAGCAGGTCCAAGATCTTTTGATTGCGTTTGCTGCAAAGCTTGAATCTAGATTTGAAGATATTGAAAAATCGATTGAAAAGATTGAAGAGCAAATAGCTACATTGGTACTTGGTTTTGGCGAACAAGCTGTAAACATGGAAGGTCTTCTTGCTCAGTTGAGATTTTCTTCTCCTGAATCACAGAAGATATTCATGGACACAATCGCCGAAAGCAGAAAGAAAATGCTCGAGGTCATGAGAGAAGGCGCTAATGATTTACTGGCTGGACAAAATCCAAAACTTGCCTCAACCATTGAGAACTTGGCTGCAGAAAAGCTACTTGACTGAACCCGTTAATGGTTCCAGTGTTCTTTTTGTAGACGAGGAACATTCTAATATTCTTTCTGATCCATTTTATATATCCAAAATATATCCTTTGGCTAAGCAGGTTTATCCAGATATTTTATCTTTGCATATTGCTTCTATTGCTTTTCATTCTTTAATTGAGAATGGAACTTTAATATTTGATTCCATACAGGTTGACTTATGATATCTATTGATTCTATACGTGATCCAGATCTATCCGATTCTATAATTAACACTCTTGTTTTTCGGTTGGACGATTATCTTTATCCTTTGAATGATTTTACTACTTATCACCTTGCAACCAAAAACAATGCATATCTAAGATCTTTTGCACGTGACAATCCCACCAATCAATGTTCTGTTACTTTATATCAAACTTTTATAGCTTCCATGCCTGTTAGCCAAATAGAAATTGCTCGTTCTTGGCGATCCAATCAAGCAGAAAGTTTTGATTATTTTTATATTGGTTCTAAAAACGGACTAAAAAATACTTTTTTTTACGATTATCTACCTTCTGCTTTTGATTATATTTTTACCTATTTTATTACCAACTTATATATCAAACAAATAGGATCTGGTCTTGGTTCGGCTTTTTTGTTTGATACTTCTAAGTTTAGAGCTTTTGAAACACCTGTTCAAGATTTGGTTTCTTATACATCTTCCATCAATAATATCGTTACTTCTATTGCGGGACTTCAATCTGATCGTGATTATCTTCTACAAATAGTTGAAGTTCAAAAGTCTCAAATTCAAAGTTTACATCAACAGATAGATGAACTTAATAAAAAGATTTACTATCAATCTCAGATGACTTGGAGATAATATGTCTGACGATCTACCCGATATTGAACGTATTAAAAAAATACTTGATTCTGTTAATGCTAGTATGAAATCTTTTTCTACTATTGATACAGTTCATGAAGATATTAAGCGCGCATTTAAAATCATAGTTGAAACTTCTCAGACTCCTCCGATTTGTTCTTATTTTTCTTCTCCTGACATTCACAATCTAAGTTCAACATATGAATACGCAAACAAGCCTCCTGTTTATAATTGTTCTTATCTTGAAAAATCTCAGCCCGTAAATTCAGACTTTAAGTTTTGCTTTTTCCCTTCTCGGCAAACATCTTGCATGATGTACAATCCAGATATCAAGGTAATAGCTTCTACTAAAGTAAGTAATTTTTCTTCAGATACTTTTGAACTCATTGTATACCTTATCCGTTATCGTTCTTACAGTGGATCTTATCTTTACAAGATATATGACACTAACGACAATGTTTATTATGATCTCGATTATCAATCTGAAAAGGCTGATGATCAACTTGACCAAGAAGCAATTCAAATTTATGTTGATTTTATGACTTTTTCTTTTCCAAATTTTCAATTTCAAGATATTTGTTTTCAGCAAGTAGTTGATACGAAAAAGTCTTTCCTGAAAAATTTAGTTTTTTCTGAGGTTAGTTTATGATGAATGATTATATCTTGTCTACTCCAAGTCATATTTTTAATTTGAGCTGTGCTGGTTGGACTGATCTTTCTGACGATTTACATATTGTTTATGATGTACATTTTACAGATCTTGAAGCTTATTGGTCGGCAATAAATGATGTTCGGATCCCTAAGGCTCCAAAAGATTTATTGCCTTTGGCTGTTCGTTATGTCTCTCAAGACAAAACTTTTTATGTTATTGAAAGACCTCCTTTTCAAACACCAGTGGATTTTTCTGGCTCTCATTCTTACAATGTTAGAAAACCCATCAAGATTATTCAAGATAGAGTCATTTGGGTTCCTTGGACCATTACCACTATAAATTTACTTCCAGATGATACTCTTCGTTTTCACCTTTATTTCAACGATGGTCCCATGACTTCCCTAGACGAAAAATTGGTTCCATCTTTTTATCCTAATTCTTCTACTGGCGCTATTTGCATGGGGTCTGATTCTCAGATACTTTCCAACATGTACAAAGAAAACTGTACTATAACAGATATTTACAATTTTTTTTTCAATTCATATTTTTCTGGTTGGAATTGTGACATTTACAATGACATCCCTGAATATGATTATCTTATTAAAAATTTGAAAATCCATCAACAAATTGCTTCTCAATCTGGTTCAAAAGCTGCTAAGTTTTTCGACAAACCTTACGCGTTCAATACGAAAAATAATTATACAAGAATGTTTTTGATCATGTCTCACATGAATCTTTCTCAAATGAATGATTATATTTTGCGGATTAAAACACAACCACAACATTTAACTTTTTCAAATTCCATAAAAAGATACATGGATTCTTTGCGTCAAGATACTCAACAAGATGCATGGTCATCTCAAAAATATCGACCGTATTACTCTTATATTGATTCTCTTGCTATTGGAAATTATACCAAATACAAAAGGCTTCGCGTTGTTGTATCTGATTACCATAAAAATTTGGTTCATGAGTATGCTTCAAATCCGTATTTGATATATCAAATTTACAAGTATACCGTTGAAGCACACTACAACATCGTTAGCACGAGCCCTCATTTTCGTTATTTTGAAGCCTCTCAACGCTTTTTATATACACACGATGAACTAAAGCCTCATATGAATTCGGAGTTTAAAGATGCGCTCTCCAATTGATTACATTAAACAAGACCCTCTTCTTTCAAGTTTTGTAACTTACAAAGATTCTATAACTTACCAACATTCACGGATTCTTGAAAAACAATATAACTATACAGAAATTAATGATTTAGATAAAAATTCTGAAAATTCTGTTTTTGTTCAACATTTTAATCCTCATCTTACTTTTGAACCTATTAATGTTTCTGTTCCAAAGATTTTTACTTCAGAATTTTTTAAGTCTTTTTCATCTGAATACAATCCTCAATCAGATCAAAAATTTGATTTGCAAGAAATTCTGTTTCCCGGAATTAGATACCTTGCGCCCGGCATAGTGGTTTTTGAAAGGCCTCCTGCTCATCATGTTATTTCTGTTGCTCAAGATTATAGAGACGCTATAGGGCGCGATACTGATAAATCTACATATTACATACCAATACCCTGGCAAGTTTATGTGTGTCTGTACAATCCCAACGACATGCGTTTGTTTTCAGTTAAAATGTTTTTTACTCATTCTAGTTTGACAAACATAGATCAGCCTATTTATGCTCCTCCGATTTTTAATTTTTATGCCGATGGTTCTTTGTGTAGGCCATTTTTTGATTCTATTGAAGATGTTGAAAGATACCCTCAAAATGTGTCTGGAGTAATAGCTTCAGCTTTTGATTGGATTTGGAACAGTGGTTATAATCTTGACATTACTGACAATATAAATTTCTTTTTGACTGTTGTCAAAGGTCAGTTTCAATTTGATCAATACGTTTCTGATCAAATGAGAGATGTTTATAATAGTTTTGCTAGAATTAAATATCATTCTTTAGGATCGAATCTTTCTTTTCTCGTATCTAATGCATTTTTTAGATTGTGGGAATCACTTCCTATTGAAATTGTTTCTAATTTAACATGGAATCCTATTTCTCGTACTCATGAGTTTTGGTATTCCTTGTATCGAGATAATCTTAGTTCAATCATTGAACAATATGCAAAAGCAAACAATCTCTTTCTTTCCGAATGTGACCATGAATGTCATTGTGATGATTGTTGTGAAGACGATGAAAGTGTTTACGAATGCGCTAGATACCATGAAGACATGCCCAATAATAATATTGTTACATATGATTATGTCAGAGAAAATGTAAATTTATATCCTTACTTTTATGATTTATATTGCTCATCTTTAAACAATACGTTGTCTTCTGTTATTGAATCTTCTATTAAACTCTTAGAAGATACTGGTTTATTTACAACCAAATCAACTAACACTGTTTTTGGATTGTTTCAATCTAAGATTTCTTCTATTTTAAGTTGATTTTTATATACCTTTTTGATATTATATATACTACAAACTTTAAAAAAGGTAGTAAAACATGCCAAAAAGCAAATCTATTCAGCCAACTTTTAATAGATCTGAAGCTGCTAAGATATTAAACATCTCTACTCTCACTATTGCGAACAGAGAAAAGAACAATAAATATCCTGATCCTAAGAGAGATCTTAATAATTATAGAGTTTACACAATAAACGATATATTAACTTTGCAGTTAATAACATATAATCATCTTGATCCTAAACCGATCATATCTGTTCTTTACGACAAAGGTTATAGAGACAATAAGTCTTTAGCTCAAATGATTGATGAAGCAATGTCTAATAGGGTGAATTCAAATGCAGACAGAAAATAATAGTTCTAACAAAGATGATGAAGAAATAAGATTAGTACAAGAAGTTCCTGAAGGTACTTCTACCGATATTATTGTTGACCTGAAGTCTGGAATATACAATTTGTTCCTATCTTTTCTTCAACATCTTATGATAGAATATGGGCCAGTAGAAGCTGTAAAAATTTCTACTGCCTTTTTAGATCAAATATCTAATACATTTAAAGAAACCCTTGAAAAAGATAATAAAGACTGATTGGAAACTGACTAATGATAGATCCACGCAACACAATAAACCTCACTGCTGCTATAGTTTCAGACCCTGAAACGGTTGCCAACGGCAATATTCTAAAGCTTAGAATTGCTGTTGACTACGCAGGCAGTGAGAAAGGTGCCGGCAATAGTTCCGGCTATTTTGATGTAACATATTTTCTGAAAGACGGCTCCAACTTTGCTTCTAAAAATGCAGAGTTTGTGTCTCGTCAAATTTCAGAAAAGAAAATGAAGAAAGGTAGCACTGTTCAAATTCTTGGCCGACTCGTTCAAGAGCGCTGGCAGCAGGATAATCAGTCCCGTTCCAAAGTTGTCGTGGTCGCAGAAGCTTTGACTTACGCTTCTTTGAATTACCAAAAAGCTGATTCAGCTACTTCTTCATCTGATACTTCTTCTGGTCAGGCAACAGTGTCTGTTCCAGATGAGTTCTGATTCTTACGAAGAAACTCTTAATGATATATTGGTTGAGGCTTTGTCTGAACTTCCTGAAAGATCCTATGGTCAATTGGGCTTTATGGAAACAGACATTGTCTCATCGATATATTCTTCTTTAGAAGGAAAGATTTCTAATGCTGACATCGTCAGCGCTATTAAAGAGGCAAGAGTTTCTGCAATATCTTCCAAGGTTTCTTTGAGAATAACTGATTTGCATACTCTTGCTCATAATTGCCGAAAATGCAAATTTAATTCGATCACTCCAGCTCTTCCCAAGTGGAATGTAATTGATCCTGACGTTTTGTTTGTGTTAGAATCATCTTATTTAGATTCTGCTTCTTCTGATTATTTTATTAAATCACTCAAAGAAGCTGGATTTTCATCTGAAAAAATATGTTTGACTTATTTATTGAGATGTCCAACTAAAGAAATTAGCGACAACTACATCAACAATTGTGTATCTTATCTTCATTCTGAAATCCAAATAATGAATCCTAAAATAATTTGTACTTTCGGTGCAAATGTATTATCTTCTATATTTGGAACTGAATTGAAAATAAAAGATTATAAACAAAAAATAACTTGGTTGGGTTCATGGGCTATATATCCTTTATATTCTTTAAATTATATTTTAAAATCAGGAGATCAAGCTCAAGAATCTTTTAAACAGGACATAATGCAGATATATCAACTTTGTTACAAGAAAGAAACACGTGATAATGAAATACTTAGCTGAAACCACCATAGATTCTATTACTAAAAATGATTTTTCTGACTTTCAAAAAATTGTTATCAATGATGTAAAATCTGAATCTTCACAAGAAATTATTCAGTATCTTCATGATCATGTTGACCTTTGGCACTATACTTTACAAATTCTCAGAAGAGATATAGAGCTTCAGCTTTCTTGTCAAAAGTCTAAAATAGAAATGCATAAAAATAATTTAAAGCTAAATAATTCTGAGTATTCTGAGACTCAAGTTTTAGATTATATTAACAAACAGCACAACTGGAGAATGACAGCAGTTAAGTTTCTTTCGAATATAGAGAGAAAAACTTTGTATGTTAAGTTGTTGATAAAATCTAAAACTTCTTGATATGTCTGAAAATTTTTTTATAGAATATATATCAATAGTTGATCCTACTTTGTACGAAGAAGATTCTTATGATTTTCTTCAGTTCTATCAGTTTTATTATGATTGGCATGTTTACGACACACTAACTCACGATTATAATCTAGTCTATTCTTTGACTGAAAACTTTATTAATTTTCATGGAAAAATTTCTTTTCCTGAAGATTTAAAGTTAAACGATTCTTATTGGAGCGTTTATCCTTTGGGAGTTTTCAAATATAAATTATTATCTGATGCGACTTGTGGTCATATTGCAGATTACGACACTAGACCTGGTTATTTAGTAGAAGGAATGTATTGGCAAAACGGGTTTTTTTATTTGGTTAAAGATCAAAATAAAGTTATTCAAATAAAACTTTTTATTGATTCTGACACAAAAAGAAATTACGCATATCCAGAATAACATAAAGCCCTCGTAGCTCAGCTGGATAGAGCATCGGACTTCTAATCCGCAGGTCGTATGTTCGAATCATACCGAGGGCGCCCGCAAGTTCAAAATAAAGAACGCCAGCGACTCCCTATTACTCGCTGGACAGGACACGTATGTCAGCATGACTAGCTAGACCTTATCCTACGGAATAGGCTAGAGATAAGTGTGCTAGAAGGCTCTACAGCGTGTCTGGACGCCCTTGTAGCTCAGTGGTAGAGCAACCGCCTTGTAAGCGGTAGGTCGACAGTTCGATCCTGTCTGAGGGCTCTGATATAATTTGGAGACTATAATGGAAATATTTTGGTTTTTATTTGGACTAAGCGTTGGTCTTTTAGCCGATTTCCTACTAGTCTTATACATGCTTAAGCCCATAAAAAAGCGTATATCTAAACTGGAGATTTTAACTGGAGATTTTAATGCAAAAAATAATTCTAAAGTCTTTTGAAAATAGTTCAGTTATTAAATTATCTATGTGGAATCCTGACACGCAAGATTTAATAATTGTTTTTAGCAGTGGTTCTATTTGGCGTTATGCTAAAGTACCTTACGTTGTTTGTTGGTCTTTATATTCTGCTGAGTCTTCTGGTAATTATTTTAATAAAAATATTAGAGGCAAGTATGAAGAATTTTCTATATATAAGCCTGGAGTACCCATTGTCTAAGAAGAAAAAAAATAAAAACAAACGTAGACCCAAAAAATCTTCTTATCTTTACTGTACTGATTCCCCAGAACAAATTAAAACTATAGCAATGAAGGTGTTTGGTTCTATTTATTTTTCTCCATCTTCTTTAAATGACAATTAAAATTGTTTTTTACACATCTCTGTAGTATAATCCATGTGTTACTAGTTCAAAACCAAGGATTACCATGACTACTATTTTAGGTGTTCAAGGAGAAGGTTTCAGTGTCATTTGCACTGACTCAAGAATTTCATCTATGGATGAAAGCGGTTTTACATCTCAAATAATAACTTTAGCCAAGAATTCTTCTAAAGTTGCTGTCAATGGCAAGTATCTTTTGGGTGCCGCTGGTGATGTTAGGGCTATCAATATCTTGCATCACGTTTTTGTTCCACCTGTTCCATCTCCTGGGTTGTCTGGATCAAAGTTGGACAGTTTTTTTACCAATAAATTTGTTCCTACTTTGAGAAATACATTTGAAGTTCAAGGTTATGCTGCTCCTGAAAGAGATAATTCATCTCACATTGCTGAGCAGGGATCTACCGTTATATGCTCTGTTCATGGATACATATATGTTGTAGACGGAGATTATTCTTGGACTTCTGATGCAACTGGTTTATATGCTTTAGGAACTGGAAGTGCTTATGGTTTAGGTGCTCTTTCTGTTTTGTTTAACAAGAAAAAAGAACTTAATCCACTTCAAACAAAGTCTCTTTGTCTTAAAGCTATTGCTATAGCTGCAAAGTATGACCCCCATACTGGTCCTCCTTACTATACTTACATACAGGAACAGTAGATAAGGAATATCAACATGGAAAGAGAAAAACTTTTTTGCGATTCTTGTAAAAAAGTTTGGAGTCGCACAAAAACAAGAGGCAGAAAGCCACGTATTTGTCCAAATTGTGTTGCTCAAATAATTATTGATCAGCAAGAAGAAGACGTAGAACTTTCTGTTGTTCAAGAAGATTCTCCAGCACCAACCAAGTACCCTCCCAATACCAAGTGGCATTGCCCTTCTTGTCGTGCATCTGTAAAAATATGTATTGGAATTAATTACCCTCCGACTCACCAATGTCCAAAAAGACTCAGAAGAGTTTATCAATTGGAAATGATATAAAAAATGACATTTGCAAATTCTCCATTGCCACAAATCCAAAATATTATCAATGAATTGGAAAACCAAATTTCCAAGGACACAATAGATCAATATGTAGCTAAAACGCTTATGATTTTTGCTGTTAACCGTTTTAACTTATTGATTTCTTATATCGATTCTCTTGAATCGAAACTTGAATCGGCAGTTGCGGAAAATCAAAGATTACAAAATATTGCAGTTTACTGAACATTAAAAAAATTTATATTAAAAAGGACTAGTGCTTTAAAGTGCCGATAATTATTACTAACGAACATGATCATCCGTGCATCAACGCTCATCAATCAAAAGGATATTTATTTTTAAGAAATGGAACTTCTTTATTTTTTGATGTTTTGTACTATAATGATTCTTGCTACTATCTTGAATATGTTGAAGATGAGCGCAGCACCATCGTTTTAACTTCAAATATAGTAGAAATGATAAAGTATATTTAATACAATATAAGCCAGATGAAAGAACAGTATGCCAGAACTAAATGCAAATATTCCTCCAATTGAGTGCTATGTTCGTGGCAATTATTTAAGGGATCAAAAAGATTCTCATAATAAATATTTTCCCTGCATGATCTTTGGCGTTGCCTCAATCCAGGGTAGGAGTCCCTTGTTTCATTTCTTGATGGAAGATGGTGGTGTTTGGTGGAGAATGCCAATAAGTGCTTTTTGCGAAGAGCCAGGAGTGCCAGAAATAGACATTCACGATTTGGTTTTGTGGAACTCTTTTAGCCCACATATCACTGTAACTGAATTTCAAGCAATGAGAAATATGAGAATGGAATATGTATCAAGGAGCGGAAAGTTTATAAAAGGAAAATATTTATTTACGCTTGATTGGCACGCTCCCGATGATAACACAACCAACTTGGGTTTTAGCACAAATCCAGGGCAGCACAAGTGCGGTCACGTAATCATAAGAGACGATGGCAATTATGCTATTCAACCCAACAATAGGGTTCGCCTATATGACCCTTCTTACACAACTAAAAAAGTAAATTTAATTGATCGTCTTATAAATACTAGACAATGGGATGTTGAAGATGCAGACAAATGGGTAACTTCAGACGATGACCGCTATCACTATGGAGTTGTCAGTGAGGCAAAAGAATCACAATTTTAAAATCCTATATAGGGTAAATTTGAAAAAAATTTTTGAGGCCCTTTTTCTGTTTTAACTTTTTTTTGATTTTTTGGTTTATACAAAAAATACTAAAAGATTCCACTTAATCCAGATTTAATTACTCTTCTTGCTACGTCTGTATCTCTTTCTAGCATTTGTTGGCTTTTGTTTATACCTGTTTTAATTGTACTAAATATATCTTTTGCGTGATGTCCAACAACAGCTCTAGTTCCTAACCCTATTTGCTCAACAATTTCTCCTGCACCTACATATCCTAATGCTGATACTCCCACTATACTTGCGGCAGATCCACTTGTTCCTACGGGTCCTTGTCCTCCAGAAGCTTTGTTGACTACTTGTCCTCCACCAAACATTCCTGCTCCAAAGGCTATCATTTTTTTATCTGTTCTACTCAGCGCCATGTGCTCTCCTGTTCTGCTTTGATAATAGTAATTTTTTATGCTTTCAAAGTTATTTTTTTTTATATGTCACATCATCTTTGGGAACTGTTTTACAAAAAATGCTGTTATTATTATGGTTAAAATCTTTAAGGAGAAAAATGTCTTTTTTTGAATCAGAACTAGCAAAAATTAAATACAATTCAAAGCTTCATAACAGCAACTCAGCTTTAAGAATTAAGATGAGAGTTAAAAATCGTAAGAAAAAAGATAGAGTTTTAAACTAACTTTTTAAAATCTTAGAGATTTAAATCGCCGATTATAATATTTCGCCGAGTAATCCTTCGCCAATATCGCTTGCGGTTAGACCCTTTTTACCTCGTGCAGCCACTGCTGCTGCAGCTCGAAGAGCGCCTAAAACTCCTTTAAGAGTTTTCTTTGACATAACCCCAACTCTTTTGCCTGCAATTTCTTTAGCTGGTCCTTCCATTAATTCTTTTATTGGTTCAAATTTTCTTGCAACGCCGGGATATTTATCTGAATATCCATGAAATCTGGATTCAATTGCCGCATCAACAACCGCTTGCATTCCGCCAGCCCCCCTTATGAAAGCTTCCTCTGCTTCTTTTATTTTATCAAGTCCAGTCTGCAAAACTGTAGCTGCTGCTGCTCTTCCGCTGCGAACAGGAGTGAGAATAAGAGCAGCTTCTCGTGGTTTTCGTTCTTTTGCAATTTCAAGTGCGGCCATTGCGACTTCTCTTCTTCTATGGGCACTTGGCTCCGAAAGATCCGATATATGGTCCTGCAAAAATTGTTTTCCGACTGATTCTTGAGTAGCTTCAAGAGCAGCGTTTGCTCTATCTGATACAGTCAATCCGTAGATTTACAAGAGCTGATTCTTCAACTGTTCTTGGAGATAAATCAACTCCAAGATCTCTTCCCAAAACTCCAAGCTTATCTCTTATTCTTACAGAAAAATCTTCAACACTTTCATTTGGCAGCCTCGAGATGCTAGCAAGAATTGTTTGTTCACCCCTTACAGCTCTAGATAAAGAATTGGGAACGTTTAAATCTGGATGTATTTGAGATTCGTCGGCTACTGTTATATAAACGTGTGGTGATGGATTATCATTTGAAAAACCTCCTCCACGTATGGCGTTTGTGACTGCTTCTGGATCTCGTGCGTCCCAACCGTATGAAAATCCAGCAAAGGCATCACCAGCTGTAGATTGTTTTAATCCAGGAGATCCAGAAGCTAGTATCTTCTCTCCAACTTCTAATCTAGTACGAGAGTGATGTAATAAATAAACTTTGCCATCTATGTCTATTTTAAGAGCATCTTCTGGTATGTCTTCTGCAGCTTCTCCTAGTTTTCTTGTGACACCGTCCATAATATATTAAAAGCTTTTCTTATCCTGTTTTTTAAAAAATCACAAGTTTATAGTACTGATTTTTTTGTTTTTTTTATGGTATAATTAATGTCCTAGAATTTAAAGCGCCGAACTTTTGCAAAGGATACAAAAAATGAACTACACAAAAGTGTACAGACAAGTGTATGAGGTCTTGTCAAAAACAGGATTAGAGCACGAAAAAATACACAATGCTTCCCTAAGAATAACAAATGCTCTTAGCGAAATATACATTTATACTAACAAGCAGTTTCCAGAAGCGCTTGACCCAATATTGCAAATAGCAGAAAATTTCTGCTCTCAGGTCAAGGTTGGTGGATATGATTTAGACGACAAGGGACTGCCGTCTGGTTACGGAATCAGTGCAAGCGGATTAAAAAATAAAGAATGATAGGCGCGCCAGCTACAAATGATGGTTAGAAACAATAGAATAATATTTATAAAGCTCATAAGCACATAGTAAGGCTTTGTGGGTATAAGTTAATGGTAGACTGGCATGCTTCCGACCTGCTCGTGGGAGTTCGATTCTCCCTACCCACTCCATCTAAAATAAAAGGAAATAACAATGAATAAAAGAGTGTTTTTAACAGGAGCTGGTGGATTTGTAGGCCATCATACTCTGGAGCACATTTTGAAAACAACTGACTGGGATGTTGTCATCAGTGATTCGTTCCGTCATCGAGGAGTAACTGACCGCATTACTTCCATTGGGTGCTGGGAAGCAGAAAGACATCGTGTTCAGTTAATTACTCATGATCTAACTGTTCCATTTTCTGATGTAATGATTAAAGATATGGGGCACATTGATTATATTATTTCTATGGCATCTGATTCACATGTTGACAGATCAATTACCGACCCTGCACCATTTATTTTGAACAACGTTGCACTTGTCGTAAACATGTTGGAATTGGCTAGAAAAATTCAGCCAGAAGTATTTCTTCACGTTTCAACAGATGAGGTATACGGTCCGGCACCAAAGGGGTATGCTCACATAGAGTGGGACACAATCTTGCCGTCCAATCCTTACTCTGGATCAAAAGCTGCACAAGAGGCTGCATGCATTTCTTATTGGAGAACATTTGAAGTTCCGGTTGTAATCACTAATACAATGAACATTATTGGAGAACGTCAAGATCCAGAGAAGTTTGTTCCAAAGATCATGTATTGCCTAGAGAAAAACGTTCCTATGACAATTCATGGAACACCAGAGAATATTGGTTCCAGATATTATCTTCACGCAAGAAATCAAGCAGACGCTTTATTATTTATACTAAAAAATCTTCCAGCGATCTCCTACCCAAATGCTGACAGACCAGACAAGTATCACATTGTTGGAGAAAGAGAAGTAGACAACCTAGAGATGGCAAAGATGGTTGCTTTCTACTGGGGCAAGGAACTTCAGTTTGAGTTTGAAGATTTTCACACTACACGTCCTGGGCACGATCTTCGTTATGCCCTAGACGGAACAAAGCTAGCCAAAGCTGGATGGGTTGCCCCAATTCCTTTGGAGCAGTCTTTGCAAACTACAGTTGAATGGACAAAGAAACATCCAGAATGGCTTTGGAGAAGCTAACGAAATAGTCTTCCAAAGTTAGTTCCTCTAAGAAGTTTTACTGCTCTTGCTCCTAAACCTTTAGACGCCTTAGTTCCTGTTGAAACTGCACTAGCTACTTCTGCTGCAGCATGAAGGTTCCTTTTGGTAGCTGATGCAGATCCACCTAAGGCACGAGCGGCAACAGGGGCTGCCCTTGAAGCTGTAGTAGATGCAGCAGCGGCTGCAGTAGTAGCTACAGAAGCGGCCATTTTTTGTTCATTTGGAATAATTTCAACCACTCTACCTATGTCTTCTGGAACGGTTGGGTTTTTTCCTGCTAATATTTCTTTTGTTTTTTCCATTAAACCAGGAAAAGGAACACCTTCTTGACCAAGTCCGGCGACTCCAGCTTCTACCCCAAGAATTTTACTCTCTACGACATATTCAGCATGACTAAAAAAACTTTGTGGATCAATGTGGATGCCGGCCCTCTCGAGCATGACGTGGGCGGCACCCCCGGGGATGAATCCCGTACCGGGGGCGGCGGGCTTGAGCAAGAGACCTTAGCATTCCAGCATTATAAACCGACGCCCCCTGCATCTGTAGTTCTTGTGCAATGTGACTGGTAAAAAATGCAGAATCTTCGGGGGTATACAAAGAGCCATCTGGTTTTCTAATCAAACCTCTCTTAACCATTTCTACAACTTGTTCACTCAATAATCCAAGAGGCCCTTCAGAGTATGGGCCAAAAGAGGACGGGCTATGATACCCAGTAAGAATAATTGATCTGGTTAATGGAATTCCAGCTCTTTCAGCAAAAGCAATAGACCCTACTTGGGCAGTGACTTCTTCAACAGCTTGCTGGTTCATTACGAACCTAGCAGCGTCCATGGCGTTGACTACAACAGGGTCATCGAAAGTCATAGATCCTGGAGCGGCAGTGGATATGTGATGCCTAAGATTTCCTATTTGATGAAGCAACAGAGCGTCTGCAAAAGATTGAGACCTTTTGTATTCAAAGGAAGAAGCTGCGTGCGTTAATTCGTGTGCAACTGTACTAAAAGCGTCAAGTGGAGCTGGAATTGAACTTTTTTGTCCTCCTTCTCCAATTGCCTGAATAAGCTCATAATCATATTTAGCTATTTTATCTCTAATAGCAATTAAACTAGTTGCAGTAGGGTGCTGGGCTATATCGATTCCTGAATCAGCTAAAACCTTTTTGTGTTCGGGGTCGAAGAGGGCTCCTGATGAATAAAAACCAAGCGTAGTATCTGATTCATCCATAGCTTGAAAAGCTTTTTCTCCGAGAATGGCAACAATGTTTTCTTCTGCAATTTCGGAAATTGGAACAGGAATACCAATTGGTAAGATTCCTCTTGAGTCTATAGAAGATATACGAATGCTGGAGTCGTCAAATTTTCCTCCTCCAAAAAGAGTTTTAAGATCAGACACTAGATCTAAAGTAGTATCAACGCGCTCGAACGGGAAGACATCCTTCAATAGGGGAATTGGTCCTATAGGCTCTATGGTTGAGTCGCTAAAAATTATATCTTCTAATTTAGATAATTTAAAAGTTTTTGGATATAGCGCAGCTTGATATTGTTGCTGAGACCTTTCAAGTTCTTCTTGAATACTTTGAATTTTTTGTTTTAAACTGGAGAACAATCCCATAAAAATAAACCCAAATCAACAATCGTGAATAAAATTGAACAGTTACTATTAACATATAGTAATGTAAAATTGAAGGTAGGCCATGGCAGGTAAAAAACCAGCTAAAGTAAATTCAGGAAACAAAAAACAGAATTTAGTTTTGCCAGGAAAAACTATACTTTATTATGGAGGCAAAGGTGCAGATCCATATGTTTGCCCGACCTGCAAAAGATCTTTAATTAAAGGTATAATATATGAGCATGTTGACAATATTTTTTATTGCAAAAGAGTTTGTATACCAAATTAACATACGGTAGGTTAAAATGAATGAGATAAATTCTCCGGAAGATGAAGACAAGGATTCATTATCCTTTAAACCCAATGAAGAAAAACCTTTGGAAAAAGCTTCTAGAACAGTAATAGACAAAGCTGTATCAGTTGACCAAAAATCTGTAACACCATCTCCAAATTCGCCATCTCAACCAAAACCATCTGCTCCATCAACTAATCAAAAACCAAAAGATGATAAAAAAGCAGAAGAAGAATCAAAAGATGTCGTAGATAAAATTAGCGAAAAAGCTGAAGCGAAAATTGAAAAACAACTACAAGATCAAGTCCAAAAAACAATAGGCGCAGACGGAGATAAAAAAGAAGGCCTTAAAGAACTTTATGATATAGCTGTAGAAGAAATAGAAAGAGCTGTAGATAAACATCAACAAAAAAGATCTGGAGTAGCAGCTGGGACTAGGGCTCAAAATGTTTCTACAACAGTAGGAAATACTGGAAGTGTATCTCCTGTAAATGTTTCAAACCCAAATGCAGCGGTTTCTGCAAATGCTGTTCCTACTCCTCCACCAAGTACAGCCAGAACAGTTGCGTCAGCTTCTGCGCCATCAAATGCCGTATTGAGAAGTGCTGCCGGACATGGAACGCCTCCTGTAGCGGCGCCAAGTGTATCTTCAGCAAGAGTGGCTGGCGGAATAACAGAAGAGCTTATGGAAGCTTCAAAAGCTTTATCTAAAAGGGTTTATCAAGGAGCAAAAGCATCAAAAAACATAAGGGCTGCAGGAGTTGCTGCTCTTGCTTCTGCTGCAGGATTTGGTATCGGTAAAGTAAAAAATAGAAATCAAAAAGCTGAATTTGAATATAATCGTCAAAGAGCTTTAAGACAATCTTTAATGTCGGACGGATAACATGATTCCGGCTATACTAATGACATCTTTAATTTTAATGTGGATATTGGGATATATATTTGCTAAAAATGATAAGTAGGTTATGATGAAAGAATATTGGTTAGCTGAATTTTTAAAACAAATTGAAATGCAAATGCCAGCTGCAGAACAAGAGTACGTTAACGCAATGTTAACAATAGTTTCCAAGTATGGTAAGCTATCTAATGGTGATGGCAATGGTATTTGGGTTGGCTATGTTCCAGGGATAGAAAATGACAATCTATCAATAGGAGTTAAATGCGGAAATTGTGCCATGTACGAGGGCAATGGTGTATGCAAAATAGTCGCACAAAAAGTTGAAGACAATGGATATTGTAGATTGGCTGCAATACCTGATGGCCTAGTAAAAGGATATAAATAATGAAAAACTATTGGTTATCAGAAGTTTAAATAGTTACCATTTTTGCAATGGGCATGATGCATGCAATAATTTTGTTTTTGCTGGCATAAAACAGCCGCATTCTTTACACGTTTTTGCTATAGTTAATTTATCACAGTCTTCACAAATTGAAAAACGTTTATTTTGATCTTCTTCTAAAACATATTCTGTTTCAGGATTAGCAAAATCCCAAGGACGAACTATACCAGTAGCTTGACGTTCTATGTTTTTCTTTTTCCATTCTTGCCATGGATTGGTCATACTTTACACCTCTGGCGGACTAAAGGATGTTCCATCCCAAATATGTCCTTCTTCTACAGCCCCATAGTCTTCTGTTAATTCAATTACAATTGGTTTACTTTTTAAAATCGCATGCAAACGTTCTAAATTTGGCGGAAGATCAGTTGAACCATCTATCATATCCGGAACTTGAAATATTGCAGCCACTTCTCTATCCACAATATAAGAATATCTACTCATAAAAAACTCCTTTAAATTATATTATATCATATGTAGGTTTATTTAAATACTAACAGCACGAAACATCCAGACATGCGCTACCATTTGCTCTATAGCCGCCACTCGCAGAACAATATTCTAAATTGTTTGTACCAGTCAAACCACTACCACAGCTAGAAGCATTGTTACATCCGCTATCAGAATAATAAATCCATCCGGAGCCAAGCACGTTTTGGGAGTAATAACCAGTTGCGGCACCATTTATGCCTGTTGCGTACACACAAGCATATGTGCTTGCGGTAGTCCACGCAGTGCATCCGCTACAAGAACCGCAAGCTCCAAAATTGCCGCAAGCTCCAAAACTACCACAGGCTCCATAGCCACCACAGTCTACAAGACCAGAAGAAGTAGATCCAGCTCTAGTGTACCTATAGCAAGTTCTTGATTTTGTTCCAGTTTTTGTTCCAGTTCTAGTTCCGGTATTGGCACCACAATCACAAGGTCCACAACTACATGATTCAGAACACGATTCTGAACAGGAGGCTGAATCTGATTCAGGATTATAACCCCATACAACTGTTCCAGAACTTGATATATTGCTATAGTCTCCAAAGCCAGCTGCATTATAAGCTCTAACCCTAATTCTAAATGAGCTTGCACTATATTGAGTATTTAATGTAGCAGAAGCTGTATAGATAATTGTTTCAGCGCTCCAGGTAGAACCATTATTCGTGCTAGTTTGATATCCATATTGAGTGATTTCAAGTCCGCCATTTGGTGGAGCGGACCAGCTGAAAGTGTCGTTTGCATCACCAGCAGTTAGTGTTATTGACCCAACTGCTGCTGGTATTCCTCCAAGTGAAAATATTCTTCCGCGATCTTGCCCCTGATATTGAACCTATGAATGGCATTGTAAAACCTAGTAATTATTACTTGCGCTGCCAAGAATTACCCAAGCACTAGATACTCTAATTAATGTAAAATTATAAATATCTATTTTATTTGCGTTTACAGATGGAGCGGTGTTGTTGACCCATCTAATAGTTTCACTAGATCCTGAGTTTATTGTTAAGCTTGAAGGATAGCGTCCAGTAGCTCCTTGATTGACTATAATTGAAATAGTTATAGCGTAGTTATTATCTGTTGGAACGTTCGTGACATTAACACTGAAGTTGGCAGTAACGCCACTCATGCTAGCTATATAGAAAACACAGCCTGAAGTATAGTCACAAGTTAAAACGCCTGTTGAAATAGATACACTAGAAACAGTTTCTCTTATTTCTGATACGTCAGTTCTTCCAGATATCTCTAAAGAAGATAAGGTTCCAACTGAAGTCAAGGAAGAGCTCACAACAGAAGAACCAAGGGATGTAGCAGTTACAACATCTGCTCCATCTATCTTATAGGTATGCCCTGAAGCTAAATCAAAACTATCATCCGTTTTAAGTGTATTAGATGCGGATCTATATAATGTAGTGTCTGCTGTGTCAGAGCCAGAAGACCATTTTAATTTTCCGCCCTGCTTCTATTACAAAATTAGGTGTTGCACTTGAGCTGGGTGCTATTTCTACAGCAGTGTCAGCTGCTGTAGAAAATTTTCTTGCTCTTAATAAATTGTAAAAATTAGGCATGGCCTCAACCAATCCCTTGTTTATTAACTAAGCCCTCAAGCTTTGTTTGTTTTATTTATTTTCTTGACTTGAATTTGGTTTCTTTTTTTCAAGTCTATTAAAAACTTCGTTGATTTCTGTAGCTGAAAGTTTTCCATCATCAAGGAATGCCCTAGAAAGACCTTCAACCACAGTTGCAACACCAGCCATTCCAGCCATAAAACAGGCTTTCCATAGCGGCACCCCAGCTATAGCTCCAGCGCCTATAACGCTAAGCCCTGATGCGGCAAAAGTAGCTACGATTCTTAATAAAATATTATATGTTGTTTTCAATTTCCCTCTCCATAGTAATAATTAAATTTGTATTTATTCATCATTTTGCAGCATTGCGTTTATATAGTGGACCGCAAACGCGCAACTGGTGGCTATTAAAGTAATTTTTCTTGTGTCTCCGGAAAGGGTTGCAAAAACAATCACTGTACCAGATATAGTAAACGCTAATGCTGCTGTTTCTTTTGCGAACTTTTTAATAAAACCCCAAGGATTAAAAGTTCTTTTCATTGTTCCCTCCTGATATTTGAATATAGTATTTTTAGTAAAGGTATTTTCTTCTTCGTCCCCTTCTGGACCTTCTATTTCTACTTCCTCTTCTTCTTCTTCTTCTGACTCATCTTCTTTTCTGGCGGCATTGTTTGAGCCTGATCCACCAGATTCACCACCTCCAGATGGCGATGGACCGCGAGAAGAAGGACCACTAGAACCACCAGATGCTGCTGCTTGAACTGTTACAGTCGAAAGAACTGTAGTTGCAGCTATAAGACTTCTTCTAGTTCCAACATCAATTACCGAACCGACTGGCACATAATCGTCAAATCCATCCGCATAGATATTTATTTCTTCTTCAAAAGCTTCTCTGACTTCTGCCGGGGCATCCTGAACAGCTTCAATGATTTGAGTTTTTTCTTCTTCTGTTATATCTGAAGTATCAATTGATTGAAAAACCTGTGTGGCTTGTTCTTGCGTTATTTCTTGCAAAACATCTTTATTTGTAGCCAAATCAACAGCTTCTTCTGTTG